GGCAGTAGTGCTTATCGCCTATCTCTGCCCATTCGCTTTCCATTGCTTGCTCTTTGGCAGTACCTTCGTCTAACCAAGCTGCAATGCCATTAAACTCATCAATGAATGTCTTTCCACATCTGTCACAAATGATAGAGTACATAGTAACTGGCTTAATCATATTCACCTCCTTCTTTTTTGAATAAATCATCAATATAGAGCCACTCTTTTATAGGTGCTCTCTCAACAAATCCTTTCCAAGATTTGAACTCCTTTACTTGTGCTAATGAATAATAGTTTCCTACATTATAGTGTAGCAATATCCATTCATCATATCCCTCTGGCTCTTCGTCTTTTTGGTGCCACAAGTCCTTTAAAGCTCGATTATACCCACGCTGGAAGCCATATTCAAAGAAGGACCTTTCATTATCTGGCAACCGTCGTAGTATTGTTTCATAATCAAGTTGTGCTATATTTTCTAAAACCTTTGTGTCTATCATACTTACTCCTCCTCTTTAGTTTCATACTCCTGTTGTAACTTCTTGACCTCGTTCACGAACTTGCTTACATCAATATCACAATCAATTACCTCTTGATGGTTTTTGATAGCGTCTTCTATCAGATGAGTGCATTCTTCGCTAAAACCACAGATACGATCACCTTCGATAGTGTAGAGATACTTGTGTGTGTTGTAGTAAGCACACTGACAGAGAGATAAGCCCTCTGAGTTGAGGCGGTCCCGTACATCGGGATTGTTGATGCGAAGGACCACCATCTTTCCTTTACTAGAATAGTACTTGCAGTATTTGATGCGGTCTGCAACGATGATTGCTATAGCTACCAACCACAGGATAGCTAGCACGATGATACCATCTGTTTGAATTGTATTCATAACTTTCATTTTTTATTGTTTGTTTATCTTAAACCGGTCATTCTTCCAGGATCTTGAATGTTCAGTTCCTTGTTGACATCATGTAGGCTGACTGATGGCAATGTATGCGTATCGGGATCTAAACCCTTCGACTTGCAGTAGTTTCGCCATGCCTCTATGCCATGAGGTTTCTTTGCATCCTCTATCGCTTTCAGGCGCTCTTCTTCTTTTCTGCGCTCATCCTCTACCCTTCCACGCTCTAGCAAAAGTTCTTTTTCGTATGAATCAAGTGCTACCATTAAATCTTGTGGATTGATGGTAGTGGCAGTAGACTTGTCTTCATATTCATGCTTATACTGGTATAGCTTTCCATACTTGCCTTCCATTATTCGAATAAAGGCGTAGTCGAGTTCTGTTGTAGTCCAATAATAGTACTTGGTACATAATCTTGTTGCAAGCATTTGTATCTGAAACTCCGTGACTATATCGAAGACTCCAAGAAAAGTGAAGAGTTCTATCAGTCTGCCCTTTACCCATCCGACGAGTGAGCGCAAGCCACCTTGCTTCTGAACACTGAGCAAGGTGGTTGTGCTTTTACATATAGCACTCGTAAAGGAAGCTGGTCGGACATAGTTCGGCTTATCCTTGATAATCGGAACCAAGGATTCTTGCGGCCTTTGCTGTGAGATTGATAGCTCGTTGTTGTTCATAATCTTGCTTTTGGATAATTTCGTCATTCCAACACTCGCCATTAAGATAAGTGAGTGGGTCTTTTCTGTACACAGGATCGGGCGTAGATGCTACGTAAAGAGGGGTTGCTTTCATACAAGCTACCTTATCATTTAAGCTTAGCTTCTTCCACTTAGCCTCTGCCTTCTTGCGGCCTCGTTTTTTATTGTAGGCATTCCACCATTCCTCAAAAGGCGGTTCGAAGACCAACATCTGTTTTTGCTCTTCTTCAACCTCCAAGTCTACCGTCTCCACTTCGGCATTATTGTTGAACAACTCAGAAGGCTTGTAATACTTACCTGTAAGCGTCCATCTAGCACCAGCTACAAAAGCATCTTGAAGGGGCTCGCTTTCCGAATATTTATTAGCCTCCGAATGGATTTCCTTTAACGTTTTCATAAGCTATATGATTTTGATGATTTATACCCAACCGGCACCCGAGTTCTCGAGTTCTCGCTTGCAATACTGCAAGCCTACCTGATTATCGGGTTCCGGAATCATGATACTGCGGACATTTGCGTAATCTATCACGTTTCGGATAACGCTGCTAGCCTCTGCTGTATTGAGGGAAGTGAGAGGCTTGTATTTGCGGTTGCCTGTCTTGTCTACCTCATCGGTATAGAAGATGCAGCTGCAAACGTTGCGCTGAATATCACGAAGCGTTTCGTAGAAGGTCTGCCCTAACTTTAGGGCGAGATAGCTAATCATGAAGTGAAGATAACAAGACTGCTTGTCGGTCTGAATGGGGTGGAACTTCTTTAGTTCGATATTATACCCACATTCTTTGGCTTTTTGAACAGCCTTCACGATTCTCAGATAGTCGCGAGGATCATTAGGATTGTATACACTCATATTATTATAATTACATTAGATTGATTACTAAACCCTTGCAAGCATAGTCGGTTGGGACACCGAGGACCTGCTGGAATTTGTTTACGGCAACATCGGGGTTAAGATGGCGTGCTGAACCATGAATGAGGACGATGCGCTTGGCGGTATTGGCTGCCTTGCATTCGTTGAGATACTCGATAGAGTGAGCCAGACTCATGTGGGAAAGACGGATGCGGTCGGCTTGGCTGACTATCGTCTTGCCTTCGTTTACGGCTTTCTCTAGGAGAGAATCATCATAGTTGCATTCTGCCAAGAAGTACCGGCACCCTTGAACTACATTTTCCATATTGTAGCAATCGGTGAAGAACATCATGGTTCCCATTTCCGGATGATGAATGAGGAAAGAGAAGCAAGGAACATCATGTTCTACCTTCATCGGGGTGATACTGAAAGCACCTAGATGATAGGTCTGTTCTTTAATCATGCCTTTTACTCCCTTGCATTTCTCGGATAGCTCTTCGGTAGAGTAAGCATCGATTCCTGCTCTCAGAAAGTCTTTGGCATTTTTTGCATGATCGCCTTTCAGCCGTGGGAGTGACTGATAATCACTCCCACGCATTTTGATGTTTTGAGGTTTGCAACTTTCTTTACTTCCTGCAACGGACGACCTGCCTCTATACAGAGCTGCTGACCATTACTAGACTCCAGTACGTAGCTATTGCCTTGACTATTGCTATTTACTACTATCAGCTTCATACTTAACTCAAACTAAACTTTTGAGCCTGTGGCTGCTCGTCATGTACTTCTTCGGCATTCATGACTTCACCGGTATCAGCATTGACCGTAATAACGTTCTTTGCCTCGGCAAACTCCTCATCACGCTGAACGATGGCAGAAGGAGCCTCATCAAGGTTTGTGATGTCATTTGATTCGATAGAGAGTTCTCCCCACTTTGACAGGAGTCTTCTGAGAACAGTCTTGATGGCCATACTTTCGAAGTTGGATTGCCATCCTACGCCATCGCCACTTCCGTTGGCAGCCTGTTTGAGAGCAATTTCCTTCAGCTTCTCAGCATCAACCTTCTCGTTGAACTTGATAGTAGGGCTATACTGCTTTGCATACCGGCATACCTCATCAAGTGTCATGTAGAGAAGTTTGGTAAGACCATCCTTCTTCTTAAAGTAGGCGAAGTAACCGATTGGCGTATTAGAAATCTGAGCACCCGAAAGGTCGAGCTTTCCTGTAACCTTGTCATAATGGTTAAACTCGCCATCGTATACGACATCAGCGTTGATTGTCTCGTACTTGCCGGTGCGCATAGCCAACTGGAGATAACCCTTTGTACCGATAACGAGCGTAGGTTTTGTTACTCCTTTTATCTTGAACGGAAGTAGATACGCCTGTCCTAACTGCTTATTGAGAGGCAAGCGAAGGGAGGCAGCTTTCAGAGCCTCAGCCATCAAATCATTCGGTTTGCACTGGAGCAACTTTTCATCGGATGAAAAGATTTCCATGAGTGAGGTGCAAAAAGCACCTTTGTTCTCCTTGAGTGAACTCTGCAACAGGCTTTGGTAATAACTATTGTTCATTACCGCCTGAAAATTCTTAACTGCTACTGCCTTCTGAGAAGGCTGTGCCTTTGCTACTGCTGTTTCTGCCATGATTACTTCTCCTCTTCTTTATGATTGATTAATTCCTTAGCGATACCAGCCAAGGCTATTGTTCCCAAAGCAAGATTGATTTCACCACTTTCCGGAAAAAGTTCTTTTGGATCAACCTCTATGCTATCGTGGCTATCTAACCACTCCTTAATCCGGCTCGAATCCGTTCCGTCCTTCATGCCTCCTCCTAATGCTAGAGTTCCCTTGATAAGGTCTTTGTCAACCAACATTTCTAATTTTAAAGTTTCTGCCATGATTTTTATTTACTTATATGTTTGATTAATTCTTCTTTTGTTTTAAATACTTCGCTTTCTTTCCTTGTTGGGAAAACTGCGAACTTATACTGAATAGAGCAAGGTGCCTCGCCTATCTGCTGAAAGAATACGCCAACGATGTTTGCACGTCGGATTTTGTACCCATCGAGCAGATAGACTGCATCACCTATATCGAACTTCGTCTTGATTTGCATGATGCGTTTCAATCCTTTATGGCCAAAGCGAAATAATGCTCAACCTTCAGTTTATCATCCTTTGATACTACAAGACGGATTTGCTGACCGCCTGTGCTGAGCGGATGGTTAACACTTTCGCATTCATCGAGCACGACAGGAACCGATACATCATAGAACTGACCGATAGTGCGCGCGATGTCGATTCCGGCATTCACCTTGGCAGCACCATTGAGGCGGCTGTAAGGCACACCATTGTGATAACATTCGCAATAAGGTTTCTTCTCACCATCGAGTTTTGGAAGGAACAGACTCCATTTTACGAAACGGAAGTGCTGATTGACCTTATCTTCGAGAGCCTTGCAAGACAACTGATAGAACTCGTTGGTGATGTTGAGTTTATCATCAATATCATCAAGCTGCTCCTGAAAGATGGCTTTATCCTTCTGCGCTGCTTCGATATGTGTCATTGTATTGTCGTAAGATGCTTTTGAGGCGAGGAGTTCGAGTACTTCATCATATCTATCAGAAAGCGGCTTTCTCTCTTCATCGAGTGCTTGAAGTAACTTATCGTTATCCTCGTTGCTATCGGATGGTTTGTCGAGTTCTGCCTGCAACTCGCCAATCTCTTTCACTACCTGCTGATACTCTTCCTTGGAGGCAAGAATCTCCTCGTAGGTACTAGGAACATCTGCATCAACATCTGCCTTATGCTTTTCAGCCTCTGAGAGGACTTGGTGAGCCTTGACAAGCTGGTTTGTGGTGGTATGACGATCATCATTCAGTTTATCCAACTCTTTGTTGAGTTCGGTGTATGCGCTTTGGAGTTTGGCAAACTCATTGTTAAGTTCCTTCATATCATCTGCCTTGCGAGAGTTGAACCGGTTCTGAGATTCCTGTTTAAGGAGCTGAACATCACCTAGAGGGAGAGCCTGACCGCAATGAGGACAGAAACCTTCCTTATCATCCCATTCCCAAGTGCGCTTGGCAATCTCATCGCTACGCTTGTTCAAGTCGCCAACCTTCTTCTTGCACTCTTCAATCTGAGCGTTTATCTGAACCTCGGTGGTAGGATAGCCACTCATGACTGCTTTGAGGTTATCAACCGTAGATTCTGCCTTGTTGAAGGCTGCGTTGGCGTTGAGAACATCGCTTTGATGCTTGGTCATGTTATCGGTAGACTCCTTGTCTGCGTCCTGTTCCATCATTCGCTTGCGTTTTTCAGCAAACTCAATCTTCTTGCGGATTCCGTCAAGTCGAACTCTGTCTGCTCCACCGGTACGAATCTGCTGAATCTTGTTGTCTATCTCCACCAGTTTTTCTTGCAGTTCAGCCTTTTCTTTACCCATGGCCTCCCAATCCTGCTTTGGTGGAAGGGTCTTGTCGAGTTCGGCAAGTCTGATAGGGACCGCATCGAGTTCCTTCTGAACTTCTGTACGCTTGTGCTTGAGGTGGTGAAGGATGGCATCAATGTCTTTCTTTTTGAGGAGTTCAACAAGATAATCATACTTCTCTTCGCCCTTCGTGATGTCTTCGACAGAAATATCACCTGCCAACGACTGAAGGAATGCACGCTGATTCTGCCAAGTCATACCAAGGAACAGATTAGGACAGATGCACCACGAAAATGGGTCTTCTTGGAAGATTCCGTCAACTACGTTGCTGAAATCTCCGGCGGTAGTCAATTCTCCATCAACATAGTACTTGAAGGTATTGGTGCATTTATCACCTTTCCACTTGTCGGTCAGAACTCGCTTGAACGAGATTTCATCACCATCTACCAACATAACCAACTCGGATGAATGCTCTATCTCCTTGATGATGTTGTGATTCTCATCGAAGGTTTTGATGTCGAGCTGCATGCCGTTGGTGTCAATGCCGAATAATGTGTACATGATGGCATTGCCGATAGTGCTCTTTCCTCTTCCGTTGTCTCCCGAGATAACAGTTAGGTCTTCTCCGAAATCGAAGACTCCGGCACGGATGCCACAGAAATTTTGCAGTTTAAGTGTTTTGAATAGGATTTTCTTCATTTTTATCTTTGTTTAAAGTTTCTTCTTTTTCTCTCAGTTCCTTATAGTATTCCTCGAATGCTCTTGCAGTAGCGCAGGTGAACTGATCGCTATTACGCATGGCGTTCAAGATAAGGTTTTTGAGGTCTTCGGGCGATGCGTGCATGAATGCGTATGCCTTCGGAATGTTTCTGTCACCCATGAGGACGATGCAGCGGAAATGCTTTGCCTCATCCCCCATTTTATCAACAATATCAAGTACCTTCTTGATATGATTGAAGAAACTCTGTCTGATATTCTTTTTCATGATTTCGTTTTTTTAAAAACCTGCCTATCCTCACTGACGAGCAGGAAAAATGATTTTAAAATTATGTAAAATAACGCTAAAAACTAATTCTTATCTGTTGATCCTAAACCGCTACGAGTGCCGGTTACCTTGCCAAGTTCCAAGTTAGTATCTGGAACGTAAGTGAAGGCGCCTTGGCAGATGCGTTGGGAATAAGGAATAACGAACTTGAAACCGAGCAGACGCATGATGCGATGCTTTAGCCTCCATCTGCCCGACTTGACGATGGCATGGACTTCTTCGCCATAGCCGCAATCAATCAAACCGAGAATCACATCAAGATTCGCTCTGACCTTGCCTAGATAGTCGCCATGTAGGAGCCAAGAAGGGAAATAAACCTCCAATAACATACCTTTACCCGACATACCACTACGTGGCTGAATCAGCATCTTCATATTTGATGGAAGTTGTATCTTGAACCCGAGCGGAACGTAAAAGCGTTTGTTTGGAATTACTTCCGTGTCCTTACTACAATGAAGGTCGTAAGCGGCATCCGTCTCATACGACTTCGTAGGGAAACACCCTTGTGTAACCAATTCTACATTGATTTTTGTACCTGATTTACTCATTATATTATGTTTATTGATTTACTTCTCGATTAAAGGCAAAACATTATGTTTCTTCAACTCTTCATACAAGAAGAGTCTGCCTTTCTGAGTCCACTTTGTGTCCATCACAGAGCCGGATGAACCATCCTTATGCTCGATAGAAATAGTATCTGACTGCACATAACCGCTTGGAATATACTTAGCATAGAGAATCCATTGACCGCCTACCCTGTGCTGAATGCCAAAGTTTCTGAGAAGAATATTGAAAGATTTGGCTGATTGTCCGTAGTCTTGTGCTATCTGAGTTGTCGTGACAGTCTCCTTACTCGCAAGAATCTTGTCTACATAGGTAACCTTCGGCTGCATGGTGGCTATCGTACCACTTAATTCGACAATTTCTTTCGAACTTGCTGCAAGTTGTCTTTCTTGCTCTTCAATTTTCTCTGCTTGGTCTGCTGCGAGTCTCAAAGCTTCAGCGAATGTTGTGGGAATCTTAGTTACCGATACTTCCTTGGTTTCCAACTCTTCCCAACGAAGAATCAGCTTTGCCCTTGCCTCATCATTGAACTTGGCAGCAACATACAGGCATTCGGTCTTGCTGAGTATATAACAAGGTCTGTCTTGGTTGTTGGCATCCTTGTAAGAGCCGAGCAGAAATTTCCGTTGGGCTATTTTCTCCCAAGCTGGCTCCATGTTTCTAATAGATTCAAGTACATCAGAGTGCTGCTTACCTGTAATCTCGGCTATTTCTAGCGAGGTCATGGTTTCTCGTTTCATGATTTCACTTCCATTCATCATAATTCTTTTCTATTTTAAGTTTCTTGACTTCCTTTGTATAGTAATCTATGAGAGTCTGAAGTTCGAAGATGGAGTATTGTTTGGTGGAGTGCTTAGTATTTTCCAACCATTCCACTTTATCTTCTCCGAGTTTCTTGACTAAAGCTTTGCGATAATCTAGCAGATTCCCATTCAGCATACGATTGCAGTAACGGCATTGTCCGTACACATTAGTCTCACAATATCTTAATGACATCGAGGCTCTGCCTATGAAATGTCCGGCATCCATCTGGCTGAACGGCTTGTATCTTCCACAAGAAATACATCTGAATGCTCCTTGATCGTTTACATCACGAAGTCTGATGTATAGCTGAAAGATTCTATCGAGCTTCTTCACCAAGGATTGCTTGGATGGAATAGCCTTCGCCTTCTTCTTCTCTTGCTCCTTCTTGGCATTATCCCAAGGAGTCTTCTTTATAGGTGTCCTCTTGAGAGGAGTTTTTCTTTTTAAACCCATATTGCATGTAATTATCATTTGTAGAGTTTGAATACTCGCCCTCGGGCTTTCCTATGTCTGAGGACACATTTTTAATTTTCGAGTTGAGGATATTAATTTTCCTCAGCTTTGACTCGAAGATTCCTAAGGGTGCCCAAGGGTTTCTTTCGAGTTCTCTGTATATTTCGAGAACCTTTCTCCGGTACTTGTGGAGAGTAGGTTCGGATAAATCTATCATAAGCCATTGATTTTGAGGTTTAAGAAAAACCTGCCTATCATCACGGACAAGCAGGGGTAATAAACAAAGTTTTTTGTACAATGAAGGCGCTGCCGCTGCAGCGAATAATCATACACAACAAAAATACATAATAGTCCACCTTAGGGCCTCGGACCCAACTTCCCGATTTGATAAGAATGTATTAAGGATTTACACAAAACAGTTTCGGGCGTGCTAACCAATTACACCATCGGTGGATAACGGCATCATGCGCTACCATGAATTTAAGAGCCATGCTCACCGCTATAATGACTTAACACTATTCGACTTTACACTTTTCCAATATGTCAAAGAACTTATGTCCAAAAAGGGCAATGGGATTGTTCCGGAAATCGCTATATATAATAATGTATAAAACGAAAGGTGCTGGTAGAATGCTCGACCACAACATTTCCTTCTGGTTCGTGGCGCATGAATTCAACGCAAACAACTTATATTGCCACTGGGTCTATACCGCTCCACACCTAACGATTTCAAGAAACATTATAATAACAATATTCCAAAACTATTTTAGGGATTCGAGGCGAGTTGAACGCCTTTGCTCGGGTTTCCCCGCTCACTCCGAGTGAGCTAGCTCGATTCCCATGTATCACTCCTATGCTCACGCACAAGAGTGAATTTATAGTTTACAAATAAGAAAAAGAACCTTTCTTAAGCAATCGTTTAACTCTATGCTCACGCATATCCAATTTAAAACGCATTTTGTCTGAATAACTAATCTAAAAGTTCAACAGCCAAATATTTCACACATTTACACACTTTATCTGAGTTGTGGCACCTTTACAGGCTCTGCTCTGAATCTATCTAGGGCACAGGAACGAATATCCTGAGCCTGTCGGCTATTACTCCGGTAAGCTAGAGCATTATGGACTGTAGTCTTGCTACAACCAAAAATTTTCATGATTTTAGGAATTTTATCTTTATCAATCAAAATTTTTTCTATTTTTACTACCTTTTTCATATTATTTTTTGTATCTTTGCAACATAAATCTGTTTTGAACGAGTTTAATTCTCGTTTACGGATGCAAAGATACATGTTTGTAGATAAATATCCAAGGATATAGGCATTAATTTATAGTTAATTTACGTATTTGCACATTTATAAACATTAGCAGTATGGAAGGATTAAGAGATAGAATCAACGAGGTGAAAGACCATTACAGGCTGTCTAACAGAGGGTTTGCTGAAGCTATCGGGGCAAAACCTGCTGCTACGAACAATTATTTGAACGGCACAAAGGAGCCTTCAATGGAGTTTATAGACAGAATACTGACTACATACGTAGACATATCAGCAGATTGGCTACTTTGTGGCAGAGGCAGTATGTTTTACGATGCAGACAAGCAGACGGACGAAAAACTGCTGAAAGAACTAGCAGAAACAAAAGTAAAGTTGCTAGTACAGGAAGGAGTGGTTAAGGAGTTAAAGCAAATCATCAGCGAGAAGATTGCTGAAAGAGACAAAAGCCTTGTTGGCTGATACGATAAAGGGGAGTCTTCGCAAAGAAGGCTCCCCTTATAGTTTTACATCTTGCCTTCGAGGGCATCGAAAGCAGATTGTACGTCCTTATTTAATGTACGTGCGTATCTAGTAGTCTGACGCAAGGTAGTGTGTCCAAGCACCCTTGCCACAATATTGATAGGCATTCCCTTCGACAAAAATAAGGTTGCGGCAGTCGCTCTACCCATGTGGGTATGCAATCTGTCAACGCCAACCATCTGCCCGATCGCCTTCAAATAATCATTATACTTCTGATTCGTCATTCTAGGCAGCTTGAAGTCATACTTCTGTAGTATCTCCAGGGCAGGTTTGAGAAGTTGGAATACGAAATCCGTATCTGTTTTCGTTCTCTTAGCGTGATAGAACATCTTGCCGCCAATCTCCTCGCAGTTAGTATAATCGAACGATGCAAGGTCAGAATATGCAAGTCCGGTATAGCATTGGAAGAGGAACAAATCTCTTGCATGGAGAATATGAGGTGTTGAGAGTTTCAGTTTCTTGATGGCAGCAAACTGCTCTTCTGTGACACAATCAACATACTGCTTTTCTCCCTTGCCAATATGGAATGGTAGAAACTTATAAGGATTCTGCTCAATAAGCCCGTCTATCATCGCATCATTGATGAACAACTTGAGATACTTGTGGTAGTCGTAGATGGTACATTGAGCCTTATCCTGTCTGTGGAGATACTCATCCATCGCACGCACCTTCGACACATTGCAGTCTTGGAACGACTTTATCTTTCCCCATGTTTTCAGAAATTTAATAAAGACATCATAGCGTTTCTTGGTATGCTCGCACACCTTACGCTCATTTCGTCTTCTCTCGCAGTACTCGATAAAAGAAGTTCCTTCGTCTTCTCCATTCATCTGTGAGATAACCACATTTAAGTCACAACAGCCTTCCTTAACCATCTTACTGATGATTTCGTTTGCTCTCGCGCGGTATGCCTGTATGATTTCATTCAGTTCATCCGCATCTTTTCTCTTGATAACCATCTTTGACGCATCAGACCATTGTGTAGTTGTCACTTTTACGCCTGTGGAAAAGTACTTCCTTTGACGCTTGGCACAAAAGCATAATTCTACCGAAACTTCATGTTTTGAGGTCGCTCGCTTCAAACGATTGTGAATAATACTTAAATTAATTTTTGCCATTTTGATAACACATTTTTTACAAGGTGATAACACATTGATAACACACCTTCCGATTCAACAATTTGCGTGAATGACATAAACCGTTGTTATTCAGATAGTTATCCCAAAAATGCGTTTAAACTAGTTTTAAACCAGTTTAGAAAATCAATCTTTATGACATATCTCTTTAAAAAATAAAAAGCAATCTATATAAGTATCTGTTATTCAATACGTTATATAGACTGCTTATTCGATTTTTTCTTGACTAAACGTTGCGTTTTTACGCCTAAAAAGTGATTCCGTTGGGGTCACAACCAATTTCTCACAAATCTGTCTATATCAGCCACTTATCTTTCGGATGCAAAGATAGTGATAACATTTTTATAACACAAATTTTTAATTACTTTTTAACTATATTTTGCAAAAGTTGAAATTTGGCAGTTTCAAATACTTTTCTTACTTTTGCACTCGTCAAGTTGCGATTGACACAAGAAGACATAGATTTATTGTAGCCTTCAATAGGTAACGATATATTGCACTCCCCTTAGTTGGTCGCAACACAACTTTGGGGAGTTTTTGTATTCCTTAGTTGCAAGACTAGTCGAACCGAGAAGAAACGCAAGCCAACGCACCGCATCGGCAGACGATAAATCCGCAAGGTGGAAACCTCATGGCGAACAGCAGGGCTAGTCAAGCACAGAAGGCTGGAGGAGCAGCAGTAACGCTGATAACTGTGCTGCATCATCATGGTTACTTAGAGGTGGTGTGTTGTGGAATTCCTGACGGGGTTATACTTCAACTTGCCACCTGCTCACGTTAATGCGTGGGTAAGGGGCTTTCGAAGGGTCAAGCCATTCTGCTAGTTGCCTCCATTTTTAAGAGAAAATAATAAATTAAATATATCGTTATGAATAAAATTAATTATAAACAACCTAGCGTGTGCGTACCTACGCGTGAAGAGTTTGATGCTTACGCAAAAGGTAGAGGATGGGATGATTGGTCTAATGAACTTTGGGCTGAAATGGAGAAAACCCATTGGTTAAAGAATAATGGCGAATCTCCAAAAGATTGGAAAGCAATGGTAAATTCTCGAAATGCGATTGTTATGAAAAGATTTGGAAAAACTAAGTCTGACATTAAAAAAGGCGCAAAAGAAAGAACTATCATCAATGAGATAGATGAGGAGTTTCCGGACAATGGTCTTCACTATGTTGCCTATACAGACGGATCCTGTGACAACCTTTCAAAAGAACGTGCCGGTGGCTCAGCTTACGTTATCCTCAAAGATGGCGAGATTGCAAAGATGAAAAATCATGGTCAGCTGAACACTTCAAATAATCGCATGGAACTTCTTGCAATTATAAGTGCAGTAAATGCCTGTCCGGATGGTGCCTTTATTGACATCTACACCGATAGTCAGTATTGCATATTGGTTCTTTCTAAATCATACAAACCAAAGAAAAATCCGGATTTGTACGAGTTGTATAAGAAGTGTGTTGCTCATGTTGGAGGAGTTCGTTTCCATTGGGTAAAAGGTCACGATGGGAATACTTATAACGAATTGGCAGACCAACTGGCGTATGGTGCTTATTGTGATATTTGCGACCAATACAACATAGAAAAGACAAAAAGACATTAAAAATACATAGCGTATGAAAGAAGAAGATTTAAATAAAGCTATTGGGCTGAAGAAAATCCTTGATGATAAAAGAAAACTTTTGAAGTTCGCAAATAGCTGTTATGTGGATTTAAGAGTTAATCTTGAAGATAGGTTCGGTCATTCTTCGGATATTCGAGATATAAGTAACATCTTCGACGATGGCGTTATCGAAGGATTGAAAGCGATGGCTATCGCCAGCATAGAGAAGAGTATTAATGACTTAACAGGAAGAATTAGAAAAATTATAGATTATGGCAGTAGTAAATGTAGATTTGTCTGAGTACGATGCTATACGTAAGCGCAACTCAGAGTTAGAAGAGCAGGTCAAGGAGTTGAAGAAGTTGAATGATTCCTTAAAGCAGGGTACAAAGGTGATTCTTCGCAAGGAGACGGTTGTTAGTGAACGATTCTTCTATAAAAGAAGTCTCTATGGTGATATGTTTTTTCATCAGCCAACAGAGGATGATAAGTACAATGAGAACAGACGCGTCCTTGAATCTTCTGAGTCCTATGTTAACTTCGAGGACGTTCGCTTGAAGGTCGAACAGGCTATGCAAGATGAGATTAATCGTAGCATCCACGACAGAAACTTAGAAAAACAAGCCTATGCCGACAAGAAGAATAAGCTTGACAACGAGTACAACGGATGGAAGGCTGAACTCAAGAAGGTGTACGAAAAGAAGACAAGTGACTTGGAAGAGGATTATCATCGCAAGGAGTGTGATTTCGAATCTGAAAAACTTCGCATTCTGAATCTGCTCCCTAATATACGGAAATTGGCAGAAGAGTTGCATGATGATTTGAACAATCGATTTTTCAAACCTAAGCATGCTATCGAGTTGGCTAATTCTATCATCAATACAACGAAAAAGAAGTGGTAGGCTTATGGGAAGTTTTATAAAAGAGCGTCTCATTTTTGCATACTGCTGGACGCATTCGACAGGTAGATGTAAGGATTGTACTTGTTGCTACACCTTCAAGAAATGTAAGGACTTCGTAAATTCTTTTTGGAAGATTCACCGCTACAGGCATTATCACAAGACGAAAGCGAAATATCCAACTACGCTTGTTGAGTTCAGAAAAAGAGTTCGTCGTTAAAATTTATAGCTTATGGAAGTTGAAAGATATTATTATGCAGTTGCCTCCTTCATGCGCAAGGATGACAAGATTAGCGTTAGTTCGGTTATTGTCGCGTGATAGGCAAGCTGGAATACAAACCATACACTCATGTCCTCTTCATCAACGGCTACCGCAAGGATAGTCCACGAATTGAGAAGGAGATTGAGAGTATCACCATCGGCAAGCCTAAGAAAGGCTTATGTCCCGACAAATGGCTTGATACTTAGTTTTTTATCATTAAATTTAAGTAGCGTATGACAAACAAGGATTTTTATAATGCTCATCTAGGTAAGCGAGTTCTTTATAAGGGAAAGGATATTGGCGCATATGTAGCAGGGTATATTGAAGATAAGTATATCATCTTAGGTTTTAATGATTATACTGGCTGCATTCTATACTTTACATCTAAAGTGTATAAAACGCTTGGCGAAACATATAACTCTTACCGATTCGCAAAGTTGAAGTATTTGGAAGTAATAGAACATTAGTTATGAAAAAGGAAGATAGAATTAAGGTGTGGGAAAAGTACGGGCACCATTGCGCATACTGCGGAAAAGAAATAAAGCTTGAAGATATGCAAGTAGACCATTTCGTTCCTAAGAATCGTGGCGGTTACCCTCGTTGGAGTGATAAGGAAGGTAAGTATGTCGTTTCTCATGGTAATGATAGCATGGAGAATTACATGCCTTCTTGTCGAGCATGTAACTTTAGAAAGCGTGATATGAGTATCGAACAATTCCGTGAAGCTATAAAGGAACAGGCTGAAGGTTTGCTTAGAGGTGCTGCAAAGTTCCAAGTAATTATGAGTATCGCTTATGGTCTGCTTACTCCTTCTTTCAATAAGCCTATCGTATTCTATTTTGAAGAACAAAAAGGAGTAGCGTATGACTAGTATTAGAAAAGCTAAAAAGCAAATGAAGAAGGCTCGTCCGTATTGGGAAAGTCAAGGTTACAGGTTTAGGCGAAAGGCTAAGATAATCAGGTATTCGTTGAAGTCTTTGCTTGGTGATTATAGTACTAAATGGATAGACTACTGCTTTGTTAATATGGATGGGCGAATACAAAATCACTTTCCTATCCGGACAAAGTCAAGAAGAAAGCGAGGTAAGCATGAATAGAAGGTTCTTAAGATTTTTCAAGCCTCGCATTCCTCGCAAGCTAAAGAAGGCTATGAAGTATGGTGTGGAAAGACGAGTATACCCAAAGGCTGAAGAGAAGGACACAGCCGTTGGTCATGCATACATCTATACAGAGTATGTTAAGTATGTGATATTAGGTAAACGTACCAAGTGGAAACAAAAGGCACGTTTTAAAATTATAAAAGAATATAAGAAACAACTTGCCTATATGTGGCGTAGGCAATACGACAGAATGATAACATGGTAACAGAAAAAGCAGAGCCTAGTGCCCTGCTTTTTCCTTGTCTTCACGTTCTCGTTTCTCGGCTATAGCCTGTCTGAGCCATGCGCCTTTGTTGCGTCCTAGGGATTCACAAAACTCAAACGTTTCTTCGTTTACATGCGTCACAACCCTATAGATGAGTGCAGCTGCGCCCTTGCTCGGTGCTCCGGCTCGCTCTCTGCGGCCACCCCACCCTGGATGCTGACTGACCTTGCATTGCTGAACCTTGCCCTTGCTATTGATGCGGAACTTCATTTTCAGCCGGTCATTTACCCAAACTTCAGCAATTACCGCATCGGGCGTCTGCCGAAGGGTAGATTTGACGATGCCGATAAGATAGGGCTTATCCTTGAAGAAGGTCTCTGTCTCATCGAGTATCGCCCAATCATCGTAGATTATGATTCTTGCCTTTTCCATATCCTCAACCTAATATTGCCATCAGTATCGTGAATAAGAAGATAAAGAGCACGAACCATTCCTGTTTACTCATGGCTTACCCCCTTTCTTCTTCTCTTGCGATGATAAATTTGAAGTGCTTTCACAACTCTGTGGTCTTCTTTCCAACCAAAAGAAGTTTTAATCACTCGTTTCAGCCAATACATATTTTTACCCTTGTCGGGTCCGAGAAGTATCTTTTCTGCTAGTCTTGTTTTCATGCTTTACCTCCTTTCTTCTCGAATTTATTGCCGATAACTTTTAGGTGCCTATTACGTAACATTCTCCCTAAAGTATTTGGGTAGAGAACAGGGTGTTCTGTATCGACCAAACTAAAACTAGTGTTGCCTTGATTCCAAACTACTTCATAGATGCTGCCTGTATCCTCGTATTGTCTGAGCAAATCATGCTCATAGATAGGAAATCCGTCACAATCGCATGCACCTGTAAATTGGCAGAGGGTGTCGGTGTCTATCAAATATGAGTTTATTACGCCAAGTTCTTTATGGCTAGAAAAAACTTCGCTATTTCTGATAGTAGGGGAACAATCAACCCACGCACCTGTTCTTACTCGTATTGCCTTGAAAATGATTTCGCTCATTTCTCCCCTCCTTCCTCGATTACTCCTATCGGTTTGATGTCGTTCACACTTTCATCCTCGGTGAAGAAGGAAACCTTCATCATGTCGCTCACGTAGGCCATGGCCACAACATCTTCATGGGCGTTCTTGATGATACAGATGTCTCCTCTTACCTCGTTCTGCATTTTCAGATACTTCACGGCTGCATCCTTCACCGCCAAAGGATTCATTTTCTTAGTTATCGTCTCCCCCGACTGAGGGAAGACGAAGATAAATTCTTGCTTGTTCATATTCTTAAAACTCAAATAATTCTAGTTGTACATATCTCTTCTTCGGGAGTAACTTTTCTATCTCCTTCAGTATCTTAGCTGCGCTCTTACAAACAGAACTATTCCGGTTGCGCTCTTGCTCTATCTGTACGTTAAGCCAATGTTTTGCCCAATTCAAAGCATGCTCAATGGCATCTTCCTGTGTCTTGAACCAATTTGTGTTGCTGAGGTTAGTTCCAAACGCCCCTCCTCTATCTGCTAGCATGTACATCACACCATACGTCCACTTTCCTCTAACATAAGCTGTGGATATTTCGATATGGGGGATTCCGCTGCCGATTTCAGTCTTATCAGGATTCGTGCATACACCGAATTCGTTGAATAGAAATTTCTTTATCATGATTCCATTTCACTTTCTGTTATTAACAACTCATCAAACATAATACTATCCTTGCATGAGCAGCTCCATGATGATTCGCCCTTGTCTTCAGACACTTCATAGTTATCGGGATATTCCTCCTTGTAGAAGTCTAAGATATTAGACTCCTCTTCTGCCATCCGCTCCTTGGCTGCGGTCTTGGTGGAGTAAACTCCGATAACATTAACGCCCGAATAATCTTGATTGTCTGCTCCGTGCTTAATCAACACAAATACTTTCTGTTTCTTCATCTTACTCGCCCTCCTTCTCTTCTACATCAAACGAAACACTATCCAACTCGCCTGTGCCTTCAAGATGTCCGCTATCGTACATTTCTCTTGCAAGACGTTCAGCGCATTCCGGTGTAATATCGGAATACTCCACCTTGTAGGTGATTCTCTCCACGATTTCTACTACATACTTCTTCATAATCAAATCCTTTCTTTTAAAATTAATACTTGGTGGGCGGATGGTACGTTGCAACCATCTGTAGCGGCTTGAATACCGCATTCGCCCTATATATAACAACAACAACTATTTTCTCTTCTCGTTTATCTTCTCAAGACAAGTGCTCTTGTCTACTTGCATTCCGTTCGGCAGAAAGAACCTCTCAGTAAATGAGGTCTACTTGATGATGAACGTTGTACGTGCCCTGTATCTTCGTCCGAACTTATCAACATGGATGGCTCCCTTGAAACATTTTATGATTATCGTCATATTGCTTACATATCCTCTACAATATCTTCAAAACTCTTCTTCTTAATCTCCATAGAAATCAGACTTGCTATGTCTAAGACTTTCGTTTCCTCGTACTCTCTGGACGTATCGTCATGGATATATATACAGAAACTATCTATCTCGTATCTGTCGCTATTGAACAGAGTATAGCTTGATGTTGGAAAGCGGAAAATGATTCTGCTCCAATCCTTTTTAGCCAACAGATTTTTAACAACTGAATTAGTCATACTCGAAATGTTTTATGAGGGAGATTTCTCTCCCTCGGGTTAAACTTACTCCTTCAACAGACTTTCTACAAGTTCTTCCTTGGTGGCAAAGACGTCTACGCCCTTGGTGTATGTACTATCATAACCTAGCAAAAGCTTGCAGACTTCCTTGTCTTCGTTCTTCTCAATGATGATGCGTTTAATCGTCTTCTCAGCTATCTTGTTATCACGCATAATGAAAACCTTCTGCCCGACATAGAAGTTGGTTTTAAGATGCGTATTTGCGTGTCTCTGTACGTCCCAATCAGGCGACAATGTCATACAGGCGTACACCTTCTCCCCGTCTGCTAGTGCGGTTGAAACACGTTCAAAGATTTCTTGCTCTGTTGGTTCGCATTCCACCTCGTTTCCCTCTTCGTCTTCTCTCATGATGGTGTAATCATAACCATTGCCTTGCTCGTCTGAAAGGTAAAATCCAATTTCCTGTGCCTTCACTACGTCTTGGATATTCTCTACCTCAACACCTACCATGTGACCAAAAATATAAATTGCATTGTTTGTATTCATAATTTTATCTCCTATAATTTAAATTTGTTACTTGTTATTGTTAATCATTCTAGCGGCATAAGTTCTGCCGATAATCTCGTCTATCTTTGCTTGCTGCTGATAATCTGTGCAGTCGGCAAAGTTCTCCTGTTCCTCATAGAAACGTGCTGCATTCTTCAGCTCATGGAGTGTTGCTTGGGTGTAGTCCTTGTTAGGATCAACTTGCCTAAGGTTCTCACATGTCTTGCAATACTCGATGAAGTCTACAAGCAAAGATTTCTCCTCGCTCTTGCTCTGCTGCATTCCGGCTCCCATAAGAGGTAGGGCAACTATCGTTGCCGCTACCAAAACTATCTTAATTCTCTTCTTCATGTTACTCGTCCTCCATGTCTTTTGCTGCTCTCAGTTTGTAGCCTGTAAGACTGCCAACTAAGAAGATTAATACATAAATTGTGATGTCCATAACTTAATCCTCCTTAATATCTTAAAATCTTTTTGATTACTGCGGCTGCGAGAACATCGTTAGCGGTTATAGGTCTCGGCTCTGTTATGCTTTCTGCCCATGCTGCACCGCCAAAATACCAATGTTCTTTTCTCCATTCCTCACAAAACTTCTCGGCCTCCCAACGTGTAGGAAACTCCTTTTCTCTCATTTCCGAGTGCGGTCTGCTGCCATACTCGTAATGTGCTACGTGATGTACTTTCATATCAATTTCCTTTCTTTTAATTGTTATGAATTATAAAAATTAATAGGCTCATAATCTCTGTTTCTGCAATCGTTTCCTTCCTCATGATAAGGGCATTTATTGTCTTTCTTATAGTAACTGCCAAGGCGGTCATTCATACCCATACTAGATACTACAAGTCGATTGCATTTGCCATTTCTGAATGCAAATCTGCAAGATAAACAAATATTCTTTTCCATTTCTGTTTCTTTATTAATTGATTAAACTTGTGCGGTCTCACGGCTTGAACGTGATGTGCTCCTCTATTCGCTGACCGCTCCATGTTACTTCTTGCCAAAGTTGAAGATTCTAACAAACTGATAGAATTGTTTCTTGTCGCAAAGGTGGAAGAGGTCTTCCATAATGTATTCCTTACATTCCTTTGTGCCTTCCCTGTAGGTCTCTTGCATGGCTGCTGCGGTCTCGTTACCGCATTCGAGCCAATACAGAAAAATGGCTCCTAAACTCTCATACTCGTTATACTCGTCGTAATACTTCTTCTGCTGCTCGTAAGTTTTGTTCTTTCTCATATTCTTATCTCCTATCTTTAAGACTCTATACCATTTAATTTAAGGGCGATTGCCTTTAAGTTCTCAATTCTCTGTTGTGCATTCGGTGTGAGTTCCGCACCACAAATAAGAACTGCTTGTGAAAGGTTCATTACCTTATCGTATATAGCGAGAGTGATGCTTGAAATCTCATCGCTCGTAAGTGTTATTGTCTTCTCCATATTCGTTTATTTTAATTAATGTTGTTATTGTAACTCTAAAGATAACCTCACGACTATCTGTTGATTGCTCAATACTCTTGCGCTCGTAAGTTGTGTAATAGTTATCATACATATCCTTGCTGCGTCCAATATACTTGTAGCCTACCTTGATAAGGTTTCTTTTCAGTAACTCAGTTTCCTTATCGCTCATGTGCTTTGTGTATATTGGGGTCATTACCACTCTGTCTACAAATCTTTCGATTTTGCGAAAATTTACGATATACTCTGCCATAGTCTTTTGTCCGTTAGGCGTGGGGAGGGGCGTACGCCCCGTGGGGGCGCTGCCCCCTTATCTCCCCACATTGTTACTTACCATTCCTTGCTCATTTCATATACCCAATATAAACCTTCATGTTGTAAGGAGTATTCTTCTGCCTTTTCTCTTGTGTCGAATTGTGCAACAACTTCGGGTTTCCTGTCGGGTTCGCATACGTAGTCTTTCACTACTATGTAGTCCTTCATGCACTTGCCTTCATCTTTGAACACTCCAAAGTATTGTTCGTAATCTTTGAACACAAGCATATCAACAAGTTTACCTCTGTACATTACAGGAAACTTCCCGATAAACGGATATTCTCCCCAAAACTCTTTGATGTACTCATCATTGTCTTCATATCCTTGAGGTTGAACCTCATCTTCGTCTAAAATTACGTAACCTTCTTCGGTATATCGAAGGTCACAAATGTAATAATCTGCTAACTTTGCCATAATTGTTGTTGTTAAAATGTTATACATACAAAGTGCAGGTGTACGTTTGCTCCCAACGTCTGCAAGTCTCATGCAGCCTAACTCCCTTCGTTTAACGTCCGTGGGTTGACGTGTTTCGATGTTTCTCTAGTCTAACACGACTAGCGTTTTTACATCTTGCGTGATGAGTGTTTGAGACTTCTTTGTCTTGTTGCTTTGAGAGGGCAACTAACTCGGTCGCATTTTCCGTTGATGTTTGAAGAGTTCTATCTCTCTGACTTTCCCGACTAATCTGTACTTTTATAGAGGTAGTTAAACGTGAAGTTCTAAACGTGCCATCGTTCCTCTGAAATCAAACTAACTTGATTTCGGGTGCAAATGTATCACTTTAATCTCACACTTCCAAATATTTTGGGCAAAAAGTGTACTATTTTAATACTTATTAAATAAAAGTCTTAGTTTCTTAACGGAATATTACACTTTTACGTATTTTGTGGTATTATAGTATGATTTATGCGTCAAGATTTGGAAGTTACAAAAAAATAGTGTATCTTTGCAGTCAAATTATAATAATACAGAATATGGATATTAAAGGCAAGATAAAGGAGAAGGGGTTTAGCATGGTGGCTGTTGCGAAAGAAATGGGCATCACTAGAGAAACCCTGTACGCAAACATATCGGGCAACACCACGTATAAAACCATGCGCAAGGTTGCTGACGTAATAGGGTGTGATATTTCCGAGTTCTTTGAGGACGAAGAAGGCAAGAAGGGTGACTTTGCTAGCTATATCCGCTACAAGGGCATCCACTATACTGCCGATACGTTGGAGGAGTTCTTCAAGCAAGTTGATGAATTAAAGATTATAGCAAGATGAAGAAGTTATTTATATTAGGGTTATTGTGCTTGTCTGTACTGGGTGGATATGCCCAAGATGATAGTGATGATTGGAAAGTAGGAGGAAAGCATTACCAAGAATGGGCATCAAAACAGATGTGCACGGAAGTTTGTGGAGTTCGTTTTGGTAGCTCATACGAAACCGCCAAAGAGATTCTTAAAAGAAAATATGGCGAACCTGATTATATAGAAACAAACGAAAACACAATAGTTTATCACTATAAATCGTATGGCGGTATGAATTTTACATACATATCCTTTGATTTTCAGCGTGATGGTGCTTTCAGCTATATGAACCAATGCGTAATGGGATATGATTGTAAAACAGCAGAAGAAGCAAAAAATAAAAGGGATGCGATTTGGGATAAAGCAAGAAGTAAATATACTGCGTGGAGTGAAGATATAGATGATAACGGATTCAAGTACTACAAGAGTGGTTGCTCTCCTCTAGGTGGGTTCGGCAACGGCTTTGTTGTTGATGTAGTAAAGTTTGATGAACCATACAATGGGTATAGATATTTCGCACGCATCATGTATGGACCATACAACTACGTGCAAGAAGACTTCTAGGGCGTCAGCCCCACAGGGCATGGGGAGGGCGCTTGCGCCCGTGGGGGCGCTGCCCCCTTATCTCCCCCGAGGATTCTTCACCCTCACCTACAAGAGGAACACACACCCAACAGAGAGAGTAAAGGGAGAGAAAACAATTTTCCTAACTAGGGAAAAATATTTCTCCAACTAGAAAAATAAAAACCGCCTAAATCATCTTCTAAAAGCCTTAATCCTAGATGAGCGCATTATCTTGCACAAAACCATGAAATCCACGAAAAACACACAAAATCGGCTCTAATCTGCTTGCAAATGGCTCTTAAACGGCTCAAAACTTGCGAATTTGGGAGAAATCCCGACCAACTGCCCGAAAATCGCAAAAATCGGCAGAAATGAGCGACTTTAGCGTTGATTGTGGGTGAAAACCATTCAAGAAGGTAGAATACGCCTAGTTAAAGTTTGCTAACGAACTCCTTGCGTGCGTGCGTACCTATTAATGCAAAACCACTTTTTTGTTTGCAAAGAAACTTCCTTTGTGAAATAAGAACTTTTTTTACAACATGCTTTTATTCTCCCTTGGGAATGACTGAAACTAACTTGCTTATAATTAATCACTTGTCTTTTCTTTACAATAATCACGTATGTTTACAAAATGGGTCTTCTAGAGGGCGAAGAGGGAGAAGGAAAAGGGGTGAATTGCGCCCCGAGAAAGAAATTGGTGGGATTTTGGGCGATTTTGAACGAGGTTGGAACACGGCAAAACCGAACTTCAAATATTATATATTTGCCCTCGAAACATCAAATAATTGCAATTATGACGGAAATATTATCAAAAATCCCAAAGCATTTGACCTCTTGCCCTGTACTCACGGACAAGAAAGAATGGGTCTTAGGTGCTGCATCCTTGGCACTTGGCGTTGGCTCTTCTCTCTTCGGTGCTAACAAGGCGAAGAAGGCGGCTAGAAGGGCACAAGCGGAGAACACGTACAGAACGAACGCTGAGAAGGCTTGGTACGATAAAAACTACAACACGGACTACCTCGACACGAAAGCAGGGCAGAACCTTATTAGAAGGGCGAAGGAGGTACAGGACGAATACGTCCGCAAGGCTGATGGCGCTGCTGCCGTTGGCGGTGGAACTGCTGCAAGCGTGGCGATGGCGAAGGAGGCAGCTAACAAGGCTATGGGCGACACGATAGCCAACGTAGCGGCGCAAGACACGGCTCGCAAGCAGCATGTGGAGGATGCTCACCTTCAGAACACTCAGCAGTTGTCTAGAGAACGTCAGCAAATCGAGCAGCAGAAGGCGCAAGCCACTAGCGATGCGGCTCAAAATGCGTCCAATGCGATGTTCAATTTCGGTGTGAACCAAGTGGGTTCAGAACTCGAAGGCGCTAAAGGGGTGAAAGCCAACACTTTAGGCTCAAATGGAAAACCAATTGATAACACAATTGTAGCACAACAAGACCAAACCGCTCATTCTGCTGCAAGCGACTACTTGGCTGAAAGCATGATGTCTCCCGAGGAGAAGAACCAATACCGCTTGAAGAAGGCAGTTGGCTTGTCGGGACTTGGGTAGCAGCTAGGAGGTGGAGCGGACGAGCGACAGGCAAGGTGGACGAGGCACAACAGGCGACCCCAAGACCCCCACCCCCTTCGACCACCGTTGCAAATTATAGTAGAATAATACAAATAAAGAAATTCTGCCTCCCCCCATCCCCTTTTTCTGGATTTCGGTTTTCCGATTTTCCCCACCCCTAAATTTTCGGGAAGTGTTAATGAAGTTAAATATTAAGATTATGAATAGAACAAAGATTATTCTGTGCGGTAGAAAAGATTACGAAAGGCATCATAGTCCAAAAGGTTTAGCTGGTGCTTATACAAACAGAAAGCCTTTTATAAAGAACCTCCCGAAACTAAAGAAGGGAACATGGAATATGGCTCATGACGATGAAGTTGATAACACTCCATTTACATTCGAGGAATTAGTACAATTCTCAAAAGAAATGTTCAAGAAAGATTAATATTAAAACAAAATAGTATGAATAGATTTCAGAGTTTTATAAAGCGAATTGGTGGCGAGGACAAAGTATTGCACTTTGAGACTTGCTGCCTGATCACGATGGTTGTTGCTCTTTTGAATATGAACATGCTCGGTCTGTGCATTGCAGCTTCGGCGGTATCAGCCTGTTTGATTGCGGTTATTGCCGGCATATTGAAGGAGGCATACGACTATAACACATACGGTTTGTTTGACCACAAGGATATTGTAGCAGATGCGTTAGGCGCATTTGCTGGTTTTTTAATCATTATTTTAATTGGATAGATTATGACATTAGAAGAAGCAAAGAAGATGTTGGAGGAAGAAGGTTTCAGTCTTGAAGGACCTGGCAAACCTAGTGCTGTAAGTGAATACTTTTTAAAATACGAGTCTCCTGATATTTGTGAAGCGATGCAGATTGTTTGTTCTGCCGGTTATTTTGTCTGTATGGAAATGAGCTGCTTTGATGAGCGCAAGGCTCGCTTGCAGAAGGAGTACGAAGAGAACACCAAGGCTCCTGGTTCTGCAGAGAACCGCATCAAGGAAGATTCAGGCGTAAATCCTGCCATTAAAGAAGCAGCCTCCCAGTTCAACGATGCCTTGTTGGATGAGCAGGCAAAGAAGATTAAGCGTCTCGGCAAGGAGATTTCCCGACTCAATGACATCATCCATGACAAGAACGAGGAGATTAAGCGCAAGACCAAGGGTTGTTGCGAGTTGGTTGCAGAGAATGTTGATTTGAAGGAAGATCTTAGAAATACTGAATCATTGTTGCATGACACAAGGGAAGCCAATTCCAGAAACCTTGATACGTGTTTTAAGAATGAGGACTTAATCGATGAATTAAAGAAGAAGCTGGTTGAAAAGACAAAATTGGCAAAGAAATATGCCAAAGAACTTTCCGATTCTTCTTTAGACTTGTGCAAGTTGGAGAAGCAGTTGAAAGATAAGGACGCTGTCTTGTCTGACGTTGCAGAGGAACTTCGCCTTACAAGGATTCGTGAGAAGAATCTTGCCGAGTTAGGTCTGAAATATGTTGGGGAGAATGAGAAGTTGAAGAAGAAGCTTGCAGACAAGATTGTTGACGAGATTGATGCTCGGGCTTTGAAGAGTGCCGAGAGTGCTCTCGCTTACAAAGAGAAGGTGATTGCAGAGAAGGACGAGGTGATTGCCGACTTGGGTAAGGAGTTGGCGGCTACCAAGAAGGAATTGGAAGGAACAAATAATCTGGTTAGGATGGTTCGCAATGCTTCCAAGGAGTATTGTGAATACGGTATTGCTGCTGAAAAGATGATTCAGAAGTTGTCTAAGATTATAGTTAGCAAAGGACTCGTTCCTTCTGATGTCTTCGAGAAATGTCGCCTTTGGGCGAAAGGCTACAGATTCAACCCTCAGCTGCCTGAGATTAGCGAGGAAGAGGAGAAGAAACTTTCTTCCGGCAGAGATACTCATCCTACCGATAGCCCTGTGGAGATTGGGGTGGACAAAGGAGATGAAGATGGAGATTATTTTGGTAAAATTGTTAGATGCGGTAAGGATTTCGCTAAGATACTCAAAGAGAACGAGGAAGCAGCAGAGGAACTTTTCAAAGTACTCGATGACGTTATAGAGTTTATGTCTGTCGAATCAAAGCAGCTCTTTGAAGGTGATGGTATTCCCACCAAGATGGAAGTGATGGAACCTAGTCGGAAGTTCAAAAAAAGATAAGTAAGCTATGGCAGTAAACAATAATCAGAATACGCAGCAGCCTAGGAAGAAGCCGGTAACTATCGGCGGCTATCCTGAGGCTGTGCATGACCTGATGAGGGCGAAATATCCCGATTATGATCAGGTGATGAATGGAGGCAATGGAGGAGCCGCGGGGGTAAATGGCGGTGCTGGCGTTAACTTCTTCGGGAATGGGGGCGGTGCTACCGGTAAGTTTGAGGCTCAGCCTGTTCAGACTGGCGCAGCACCTATTACAGACTTCACCCAGATGCCTAAGCAGGAAGAGTTCGTTCCGCAGGGGGATGGTAATGCTAACCCTGCCTTGGGACCAGTACAGACTCCTTACATGGGCGATGCAGCAGAGAATACTCCCCAGCCTCAGAGCAATTTTGAGGGAATGCCGCAGCCTTCTACTGGTTGGAATGCTGACGGAACACCACGCTATGATACGCTTTCTACTGCTCTGAGCGGATTTCAGATGCCGCAGGAACAGCAGGTTCCAGAGTTTGAGGCTGACCCTAAACAGAGGGATGGCGGCTTTTTCAGTTGGCTCGGCAAGGTTATACCGAAGAGCAGACCGGGCATGCGTGAGGGCGAGACTCCTGACGAATATGACCGCCGAATCACTACCAACCGTGAGAATATCGCAGCCTTTGCCGATGCTCTTCGCCACATGGGAAACATCATCAATACTTCGAAGGGTGCGCCTCTGCAGGTGTTCAACGACCCTACGTCCATGATGGAACAGGGTTATCAGAACCGAAAGGCTCAGAGACAGAAACAGGCTGCCCTTGATGCGGATGCTGCCTATAAGCAGGCAAATCTCGACCTAGATAACCGAAAAGAACAGGCTGATCAGCTTTATAAGGAGTATCTTATGGGGCTTCGTGGTGAGGGTAATCAGCTTGCCAAGGATAAGTTTGAGTACCGAAAGGGTAAGGATGCGGCTGCTGACCAGTATAAGAAGGATAAGGATAAGCGTGACTTCGAGTATAAGAAGGGGCGTGACAAGGTGAAGGATGAGCAGGCTAGGCAGCGTCTGGCTATTCAGCAGTATAACGCAACCCATAAGGGGCGTGGCGGCGGTGGACGGTCAGGCAGGAGCGGTAGCGGCTCGGGTGCCAAGTACTGGTTTGAGGATAAGAACGGCAAGATGCGCTATCAGCCTAACAAGACCATGTGGGAACAGGAGTACTACCGTGAATACGGCAAGCTTCCGCAGGGCGAGACTTCTACTTCTACCAGTACAAAAACCATCAATCCGAAGACTGGCGCAGAGGTAACGACCACCACAAGAAGAAAGGGTGCATCTGTTACCAGTCAGGCAGCAGCTTCGCAGAATGCGGCTAGGAATGCGAGAAACAGACCGAAACCTGCCGGCAAGTCGAAGAATGGCTATAAGAATACAAAGAAACTTGGATTATAAACATTAATATATAATATATGGCTGGAGATAAATTTGACCAACTTTATAACGCCTTGAAAGCAGATGGCGCAGTATCTGGAACTAGAGAACATTTCAGACAGTTCGTGTATGCGCCGGGCAAGCAGGGCTATCAGAACAGAAAGCAGCTCTATGATGCGCTTCATGCAGACGGTGCTGTTTCTAGTAATTCGTATGAGGAGTTTGCGCAGCGACTCGGACTTCATGCAGTAAATCCGAAGCCTCAGCAGCAGATGCCAGTTCAGCCTGTCAAGAAGCAGACTATGAAGCAGAGAGCGCAGGAAGTGGCGGCTCAGTATCATCAGAGCAAGCAGCGGAGGGTTCAACAGCCAAGAACGGCACCTGCTTCTGGTACAGACTACATGCAGAACTGGCGGTTGATGCACATGCGCAACGACCAGATGAACCCGATGCAGCAGGCTCAGGCTAGCAATATGCGCGCGCGCATGCAAAGAGCACAGGAGGAGTCTGTACATCAGGAGCAGCAGAGAGCTACCCCTATCAGCAGAAGCAGAATGACCCCTACTGCCAAGAACTTCAACGAAACGATGCAGCAGCTTTCTACTCCTGAGGCTAAACAGGCTAGAGCCAAGCAGCAGAGAGAGGATGATGCAAGAACTCTTGCTCAGTATGAGGTGGAGGGCAACAAGTTCGTAAGAAATGACGGACAGACCAAAGGTATTTTGGGTAATGATCTTCTCGAACTTGTAGATTCTTCTATAAACGAGGCGCAGGAGTTGACACGTCAGCAGTATCAGCAGAACCTTGACAAGATGGGCGGCATCTATGCGCCTCAGTCGGTAAAGGAACAGGCTTTCCGTGATGCCCAGACGCAGGAACAGGTGAACCGTCAGAACGTTCTGATGAACAATCTCAGCAAGAAAATCGGCGAGATTTATTCGCAGAAGGGAATGCAGCGCCATATTGCCGAAAGCGCAGAGAAACTGAACATGAGTGTAGAGGAATACGTGGACAAATATGTTACTCCAGAGATTATGAACTATGCTCAGAAAGCTCTGACGATGCGTAATCAGGAGGAAATCATGCCTCATGGTGCGCTTGACTATATTGCCAAGAACCTCAGTAACTCTATTATCGGTATGATGGTGACTCCATCTGTGATGTCTAGAGATACAAGGCAGAGATTGCAGGAAGGTATTGCTATTGCGGATGGTGATGCGGAGATTCAGAAGGTTGCCGGCCACAAGGATGAAACCTATCGCTCGGGCATCGGTACGAGATTCGCTTCTACTGCCGTAAACATGGCTGCTGATTCTGGTCCGCTTGCCGTAATCGGTGCCGGCGCAAGTGCTGCCGTGAATACAGGAACCCGAGTTCTGACTAACGGACTGGTGAAGGCTGGCGTGATGAAGGCGGCACAGAAACTTACCGCCCAACAGATGGCTTTCAAGGTGGCGAACATGACTACGGCACAGAAGATCATGTCGGGATTGGGAACCAGAACAGCAACAGGTGCGCTGAACCTTGCAGGATATTCGGGTGTGACTGCTGCCTTGAATCAGGCTTCTACTGGCGATGATACTTCGCTGCAGGCTATCGGCGAGGCTGGTCTGAAAGGTGCTGAGCATGGTGCGGTAACGGGTGCGATGTTTGGAGTTTCGGGCGCAATCATGTCTCCTTGGGTTTCCAAGTTCGGTATTACAGGTATGGAGAAGAGCACTGGCGAGCGGTTGCTTCATGGAGCGCAGAAGTTTGGTGCTACGGCTGCCGGTCTCGGCGTTGAGGCTGGGACCATGATGGTTGCCGACAACGTGACTGGCGACAAGGATATTTCCTTTGGTACTTGGTTAGAAGATGTTGTGATGGTTGGCGCATTCAAGGCTGGCGAGCCTAGCAACTTCGTGAAGATGGGCAACATTCTGCATCATCTTACTCATAATAGCGGCGGTAATTTCGTGATTGGCAAGAATGCCAACGGCTCCCCTATTGCCGTGGATATTCGTCTGACTCCAGATGAGAAGAATGAATTGATTTCTTCTGCATCGGGCAAGAATCTGATGGATGCTTTCGTGAAGGTGGACCGTGCATCGAAGACTGCTCTAAGAGATCTGAAATACAAAACGGCATATACGGATTTTATGAACGACCCAGACGTTTCTCAGAACACCAAAGAGAAGGTGAATGCGGCCATGGGCTTGTTTAACACCACAAGAGGCAAAAGCTACCGCAGCGTGAACGACGTGAAGAATAAGCAGATTCTGGAATACACCAAGAACGGAACGCTGCTTACACGTACCTCTTATAAGAATGCCGATGAGCGCAGAGCTATCCTTTACAAGCAGAAGCTTTATCGTGATAATGACGATATGATGTCGCTGATTGGCTATTCCAAGATGAAGGATATGCAGCTGACTGATGAGGACGGAAATGTTACCAGTCTGGCACTTGGCTTCCTCCGTAATAACGGCTATGACACAAGCAAGGATGTTACAGACCCGATAAACGCCCAGCTGATTAATGACTTGCGCAACCCGAAGAGTGCGCTCTATCTTGACTGGGAGAAGTATGTGGACGTTTACGGTTCGTATGGCGATCTTAAAGTAGAATCCGCAGACGTTGTTGATGGTCTTATTGACACATGGAAGAAGATGATCAACGACAAGGGGAACATTACTGTTGATATTGACAACATCATGCGCAAAGACCCGATGAAGCGCACCGACCAGGAGAACAAAATCTTCTATTATGTGAAGAGCGAGCTTGAAAACAGACTTTTCCCTAGCGGAAAGCCACACGCAGACCAGTCTGCCAGCCAAGGTAAGACGGTTGCCGAGGAGCATAGTCTGGGAACAGACAATCCGGATAGCGGCGTGGTAGTTGATGAGTTGCGCAACCTTCGCAACGCAGAGCAAGCCCTTGATGCAGCGATGGATAGCAACGATGTATTCAAGCAAACATTTGAGAAATTGCACCAGCAGGGCTTGACACCGGCACAGATTTACGATGCACTCATTCAGAATGGATTGACCCAAGAAGAGTTAACCCCACTTGCCCAATATATTAATGCGAACGCTAGAGTGCAGGGTATGCAGCAGGCTACTGCTGATGCTATAGAGGAAAACGTGAAGAGCTTTATTTCTGATTGGAGCTATCACGGAACCTTGAACGGTCAGGCGATGAATGGCGAGCAGGTTCTGTATGTTCAAGACAGCAGCGGAAGAACACTTCTTGTTGGTTCGGGTGATGTTGCTTTCGACCAGACTACAGGTAGAGCCAAGGAAGGCAGCGGTGATATGCTTGTCTGCCTAGATCCTAATACAAAGGAAATGGTTTATGTGAAGGCAGATGAGGTTACTCTGGTTCAAAGTCAACCTCTAGAACAGTTTGCTGCAGAATATCGTCAGAGATTACAGATGAAGAACTCTGAGCCTTACAATCAGGCAGCACAGGAGCAGGCAATGCAGGATGCTGCCAAGGCACAGCAGGAGCAGAATGCACCACAGGATAATACCACAAAATCGGAAAATAATACCACTTCGGGCGAAGATAATACCACTTCGGGCGAAAATAATACCACTTCGGGCGAAGATAATACCACTTCGGGCGAAGATAATACCACAAATGAGGACTTAGCACCACAAGAGCAGCCTCAGCCTAGCAGAAAGTTTGTAGATGGCACAGAGGTTCCTATGACTACTGACAGCAAGGGAAGACCTACGCCTGATCATGCTAGTATGACTCCTGAGCAGAGTGCGGAGATTCTTACTGAGGATTTCGGTGAGAATGCCGAAAAGGTGGTTGACGGACAGATTAAGAAAGCTGAGAATGCTTTGAAGGATGCCGAGAAGATGAAGGTGGACTATACCGCCGAGCCTAACGACATCATGGAGCAGGAGGCTTTGAAGAACCAGACCATTGAAGCTGCCAAGAAACAGTTGGACCACGCTCAGAATATCAAGAAGACTATGACAGCCAAGAAGGTTGCGGAGACCGTGGGTAATACAGAACAGACTGAGGGCGCACATGAAGCTGGCAGCGTGGCTGCACAGAAGTTTGTGAATGCACCTAGACTTGTAGGCAACAAGCGCACAAGAATGCTGCCTGACGGAGAGACAAAGATTAAGGGACACTATGAGATTGTTCCGGCTGAAAGTCTTACTCCTTCTCACGATGTGAACAATGGCTACAAGAAATCTGAGGGATTCCCTACCGATGCTGAGGGCAGAACCGTGAATGACCGTGACTATGAGCACGACAAGGCGGCTCAGCAGAATACGGACCAGATTGCCCGAAAGTATAACGGTATGGCTATCGAGAATGTGCCAGTTGTATCTGACGAGGGTATCGTTTATGATGGTAACGGTAGAACGATGGCTGGACAGAAGGCGGCAAAGGAAGGCACGGACGGCGAATACATCAACGACCTTCTAGAGAATGCCGAGAACTTCGGCTTTACCAGAGAGCAGATTGAGCAGAGCGGAATCGAGCATCCTCGTCTGGTAATGGTGACGGATGAAAGATTGCCATACGATGCAGCTACCTTCGCTAAGTTCAACCGTAATGAGAAGAAGACTCAGAGTAATACGGAGCAGGCGGTTGCCAAGGCTAAGACCTTGACTTCTGACGAGGTAGGCGCGATTGTTGCCGAGATTGAAGGAAATGGCTCTCTTGATGCTTTCTTTAACAATTCCAAGGCAATAAATGACTTGGTGAAGACGTTAGTAGATAAAGGCATCATCGGACAGAACGAGGTGGCACAGATGATGGATAGCCCTGAGCGACTTTCTGCACAAGGCAGGGAGTATGTGAAGAACCTTCTTTTGGGTTCTATCTTCAAGCCAGAGACTATCAGAATGCTGGGCATCGACTCTACGGTGAAGAATAAGGCTATCAACGCTATCCGCTCGGTAATGGACAACATGAAGCTGGGCGAGTTCTCTCTTCGTGATGAGATTGATCAAGCTATTCAGTTGCTCTATGAGGCAAGACAGGGCGGCAATAAGGTTGATACGTTGCTGAGAACACCAGACATGTTCGGTGAGGATGCGGCTAAGCGTTACCCTTCTATCTCTCAGATGATGGCTTTGGCCTTGGAGGGCAAGGTTTCTGATTTCAGAGATTTGCTTGACGAATACAACCGCATCGCTAAGGCTAGAAATACTGGCGAGGGCAATATGTTTGAGGCAGCTCCTACCAAGGAAGAGTTAATTAATGAGTATTTGAACTTTAAAAAATGGCAAGATTATGGAACAGGACATTCAGAAATTGAAGGAAGCCATGATGTTTCAGGCGTTGAAGAACCTCAACAGGAAGCATCAGGAGGAAATGAACCAGCAGAAGCAGGAACAGAACCAGAACGACCAAGAGTAGAAGAACCAGACGACTTAGTAAACAAAGAACTTGAAAGTCGTATTAAGGTTACTGACGAGGAAACCGAGACTCCATCAAAGAATGGTCCTATCATGAAGCAAAAGATTGTGATTGATGGAGACAAGGAAGTGATGAAGGTGGATGAGCCAAACGAAAAGGGCGAATACACCGGTTCTTACTATGAGTATGATGGCAAGAAGTTTGGGGACTTGAATGAGGTTACTGAGTATATTGACAGCAAGCAAGCAGAAGATTCTCTCCCACTCCTTCCAAAGGAAGAGAACCCAGAGCCTACTTTTGACCCGATTGCGGCGGCTGCAGCAGAGTTCAAGAAGGAGCATCCTCTGACTGAGGATGAGATCATGAAGACAGACGTGGATGATTTGTCCAAGGATATGGCTCTTGATTATCTGAACGGTGAGGTGACGGATGATTTGCATCGTGCTATCTACGAAAGTATATTTGCCAAGAGCAGAGGACAGAAGGCTGAGCCTAATGCTGAGGCTCGTAAAGCAGAACCATCGGCTGACCCTATTGAAGGAATTAAGAATGCAGCGGAAGCTTTTGAAAAGGAGAAGAAGGCTAAGGTAGAAACAGAAAAGAAACCTCAGCAGAAGGCTGACGATGCAGCAGTAGCAGCTTCCAACAAGAAGGTTAATGACCTTTGGGATATGCTCAAGAATGCCGGCAAGGACGAAATGCCTGCTTCTTTCATTGGTCTCAACTCCAGACAGCTTGAGGTATTGCCTAAGCTGGTGAGCGCCATGGCCGAAAATGCTTATCTGAGAATCAAGAGAGGTATGCACAATCTTGAAGACGTGGTGAAGGAAATGCGCAAGGAGTTTGCTCCTGCTGCCAAGCTCTTTAAGAAGGAAGACGTGGATGCCATCTATGAGCAGATGATGAATATCCGCTATCGCGATGGCGAGCAGCGCATGAGTTTGAAGGATTGGGCTGACTACTACGAGAAGACTTCGCCTAAGCATCAGGAGAATCTGGTGGGTGACTCCAAGACAGCAGAAGAGCGGAAGCAGAATGAGAATAATTTTATTAGTGCCGTGAAAGCTAAACTTGCTTTCGGACAAAAGTTCAAGAGTATCGTGGAGCTGAGAAAGCTCGCTGAGAAGCATGGCTTGAAGGATATTAAGGACACTGACTTACAGGAACTTGCCGAGACGGCTATCGTTCAGTATGCAAGAACTATCGCTTCTTCGGAAGCTACCGACAACGCTGGAAAGTTCATGCGCATCAAGAATCTCTATGAGAATCAGCCAAGCCTCAACCAGCGTGATTCTGAGCGAGTGATGAAGCAACAGTACTCTACCCCAGCCCCTTATGCTTTCCTTGCGGATATGTATGTGAAGGGCAACGGTAAGGTGATAGAGAGTGCTCTGGAGCCTAGTGCCGGCAACGGTATGCTTACTATCGGCTTGCCTATGGATAAGGTGCATGTGAACGATATTGATGCACAGCGATTGGCGAACCTGAGAAGACAGGGTTTCAAGAACGTGACCAGTCAGGACGGAACTCAGTCTTTTGCAGACAAGGACGTTGACGTGGTGGTAACAAACCCACCATTCGGTAGTGCTACCCCTAAGGAGTATGACGGCTACAAGATTTCTTCCTTGGAAGGACAGATGGCTATCAATGCCTTGGAGAGCATGAAGGACGATGGCCGTGCTGCCATTATCATCGGCGGCAAGACAGAATACGCCAAGAACGGAAGTCTGAATCCGAAGGATAAGGCTTTCCTTGGTTATCTCTATAGCCACTATAATGTGGAGGACGTGATTAATGTGGATGGTGGTCTCTATGCAAAGCAGGGAACCAGCTATCCTACACGTATTATATTAATAAACGGAAGACGCTTGAACGAGAATGCCTTTCCACCAGTAAAGGATAAGGCTAGAGCAGAGACCGTGAAAGATTATGACGAACTTTATAAACGAATTGAAGATGATATACTACGAGGTGAACGGATGGATTCTTCCATCGGAGGAGAAACAAGAAGTGCTCAACCAGAACTTGATAAACAAGGCTCTGCTGGTACTCCTAAAGAGAGAGTACGAGCAGGAGAACGAGGAGGAAGCAAACCAGATGGTGAGCGAGAGTCTGACCTATTTGACTCCACTTCCGTATCAGGAACCCATGATGACTTGGAAAATCAACGAGGAACCGAGCCAAGAGAAGATGGAAGACTTCCTAATGGAGATAGTAGAACAGACGGAACAGGGACAGAGCCTTCTCCAAGCAAAGAACCAACCACTGGAACCAATGAGCAGCGAGGAAATGGATCAGGAGGAGCTGGACGGAATGACGCTCAGTCAAGTACTGATGAACCTGCCAGCACCGGGAGCGGAAGCGGACCACGGGGACAATTACAGCGGGTGGACAAATCCGTACGTGGACTAAGCACCGAGAAAGTTACCTATACCCCTAAGAGTGGAAATCCATTCACTCTGAAAGCCGTGATGCCTGCCGATCAGCAGGAGGCGGTAAACAAGAATCTTGAAAAGTTGGGCGATGCAGACCAGTTCCTTGTTGATGAACTGGGATATAATGATAAGGATGATTTGTATTCTCATCTTGCAGCAGAGCAGGTTGACTCTGTAGCCCTTGCCTTGCAGCAGGCAAAGAAGGGCAACGCCTTCATTATCGGCGATATGACCGGTATCGGTAAGGGAAGACAGGCTGCTTCGCTTATCAGATACGCCAAGAAGCAGGGTCAGGTTCCGGTATATTTCACCAAGACAGCAGGATTGCTGAGCGATGTTTACCGTGACTTGGTGGATATTGGTAGCCCAGACCTAAGACCATTTGTATTCGGTAGTGCCAAGGAAGCTGCCATTACCGACTCAGACGGAAAAGTAGTATTTGCTTTGCCATCGAAGAGCGAGGTGAAGCGAGTGCTCGACTACATCGAAAAGAACGGAAAACTGCCAGACGAATACGACTATGTGTTGACTACTTACAGTCAAGTAAGCAATGGTGTGTATGAGTTTGACGAGAATGGTGCACGAAAAGAGAAGAAACTTGCGAAGGGTAAGACATTCGGCGCTGCTGCTCTGAGCGGACAGAAAAGACGTGATGCTATTGAAAAACTGATGGGTAACGCCTATCTTATCCTTGATGAAAGCCACACGGCTGGTGGCAATAGCGGACAGGGCAATTATTTCCAACACATTATTCAGAAGGCAAAGAACGTTACCTTCTTCTCTGCAACCTTTGCCAAGAGACCAGACAACATGCCTATCTACGCTTTGCGTACTGCCATGAATGAAGGCGGTATGAAATCATCCGATTTGATTGATGCGGTAAAGCGTGGTGGTGCAACCTTGCAGGAGATTATGAGCCAGACCTTGACGCAATGCGGTCAGATGATTCGCCGTGAGCGAGATATGACTGGCGTAACCATCGACTGGAAGGCGATTGATGATCCTGAGCGAGTGCAGGAGCAGCGAGAACAGTATGATAGTATCATCGGTTTGTTTAATGATATTATCAATTTCCAAAAGAAATATGTTTCAAGTTACGTGGATGAGCGTAATGACGAGTTGGCTGCCATTCAGTCTACTATGGGAATCAAGAAGGGAACGGCTGCCCTGGGTATCAAGAATCAGCCATTTGCCAGCAAGGCATTCAATACCGTTCAGCAGGTTCTTCTCTCCTTGAAAGCGAAGTCTGCTGCAGAACGTGCCATCGACTATTTGAAGCAGGGCATGAAGCCTGTGATTGCGTTGAACAATACCAACGAATCTCAGACTGGCAACCTTGCACTTGGCGAGGAAATGGACGCACCAGACTTGGGCACATCTTTGAAGAAGGGTCTGGAGGGTACACTTCGCTATACTCAGAAGGACGCAAAGGATAATAGTGAAAGCGGCTACATCAAGCTTGAAGACTTGGGCAATGAGGCAGTTGAGGCTTATCACGAACTGGAAAAGAAGATTGAGCAGACAAGTACCGGTCTTTCACTCTCCCCTATTGATGTTATCAAGAACGAACTGCAGAAGGCTGGCTATAAGGTTGGCGAGCTGACCGGTAGACAGACCGAGTTCGTTTATAACGACAACGGAACTGTTACCAAGGTGAAGCGTGCTGATACAGACAAGAAGAAACTCGCGCGCGACTTTAATGATGGCAAGATTGATGCGCTTATTCTCAACAAGAGTGCAGCAACCGGTATTTCCCTTCATGCTTCGAGCAAGTATAAGGACCAGAAGAAGCGTGTGATGATCGTGGCGCAGCAGCAGCTTGACGTAAACGATGAGGTACAGATGCGTGGACGTATCGACCGAACCGGTCAGGTAGCTAGAGGCGCATACGAGTATGTTGTTTCACTTATCCCTGCCGAGCAGCGATTACTGATGATGTTTAAGGCTAAGTTGAAATCTCTTGATGCCAACACAACTTCTTCTCAGAAGAGTAAGTTCAACGAAATGGAAGTTGCCGATATTACCAATAAATATGGTGATAAGGTGGTTCGTGAGTATATGGCAGAGCATCTTGACCTTTATTCACGCATGGCAGACCCATTCGGATGGGAAAAGAGTCATGGCGATGATTTGTCTAGAATCGACCCACAGGCTCTTGTCGCAAGCGGTGGCGGTGTTGGTGATGGCGAAGCTGGTTCCGATGCTAGCAAACTTCTTGGGCGTATGGCTCTGTTAAGAGTTTCAGAGCAGGAGAAGATGTTGCAGGAGATTGGCGAACTTTACGCCAACGAGATTCAGCGACTCAATGAAATGGGTGAGAACGACCTTGAGATTACCGAGCTGCCTCTGAAGGCTAAGACTCTCCACAAGGAAGTTTGGAAGCAGGGCGCAGAGCCGGGCGGCGATAATGCCTTTGCCGACAATACCTATATAGAAAAGGTGAACATGGTCATCTTGAAGAAACCAATGAAGGCTTCTGAGGTGAAGGCTTCGCAGGATGGTTTGACTGGCGGCAAGACTTGGGATGAATACAAGACCGATAAGAAGGCTGCCGTGAAGGAGTACTTCGACCAGAAGATTGCGGACGAGACTCAGAAGTATGAGGAGCGTGCCGTGAAGGCTGCAACCAAGGCGAAGGAGAAATATATCAAGGACGCTAAGAAAGGTCAGAAGGATTCGGGCATGAGCGATGAGCAGATAGAGAAGATGGCTGGCTATCAGTATGACAACATCTACAAGCATGAGAAAGATAAGCTGAACGATGTGGTAAAGAACCTGAAAGCCAAGGCTGAAATGTTTGAGCGTGTGCTTGATACCTTCGATACAAACCAAACTTTCGCTCTGCCTACGGATATGAACAATCCAAACGAGTTGAGCGGATTCGGCAACAGTTATGGTAGACTTATTGACATCAAGATTACTGATAACTACTCGCCTAACGCCTCTTCTGTTTCCTTCGCTACCTTGGATGGCAGAAGAAAGATTACTTTCCCTATTGACGGCAAGGTGGGTTCTGGTGAAAACAAGGTGGATATTATCGGTTCTATTGACCGCATGACCAAGCAGGCTGCCGGTATGGGAGACAGCCATCTCAGAGTATTGAACCAAAACTTTGATAACTGGGATAGACTGACTAGCAATGAGAGCCGCAAGAATGGCTATATTGTAACTGGTAATCTGATGCAGGCTTTGGTTGACAGCAAGGATCAGGGCTTTGGCGGTCAACTGGTGAAATATACAACTGATACTGGCGAGGTGAAGACTGGTATCTTGATGCCGGACAGATTCGACCCTAAGGGCTTGACTACAGATGCGCCTATCAATAGTGTAACTGAGAAATTTGAACTTTCATCTTGGCATGGTGGTATTGACGAGGTTACTTCATCGGATGGTGAAGTAAAGGTGAAGCGCATAGACAACAATCGTGGCAACTTCTACGAGCTTCGTGTACCGAAGAGCAAGGCGAAAGGCGGCAAGTACTTTATGGATGAAGATTTGCTGAAACTGGTTAATGGCAATAACTTCGAAACAAGAGGCAACAATATGCTTGCTGAGTTTAAACCAGAGCAGTTGAAGCCAGTACTGGACCGCCTGTCTAAGATGGGCGTGAAGGTACAGGAGGAGCGCAAGACTTCTGAGAATATATCCGATGCGCCTAATGTAACATCTGTTGTTGCTACGGGAACAAACAATCGAGGATTGGAGAAGAAGCCTCTACTTGATGTAAAGCCTGTTGGTCTCCGTGAATGGATGAGGGAACATCCCGGCAAATATCCAACATCAAATGATTTGTTCGGACAGCCTCACGTTGATGCCCAATTAGGCAAAGAGCTTGGTAGAAGAGTGCTGGGTGTTACTGATGCTGGTGTGAAAATGACTCGCATAGACTATGAAGGCGGTTATAAGATTCAAGCGAATGGATATGATGGTGATTACATAAACCAAACATATTATCCTGATGGTCAGGTTATGACAAGGGCTAATTTCGATATAGGAATGAACGAAAGCCAGCTTGGAAAATATATAAAATATGACGAAAATAAAATTCCATATTCGAACATAAATGATGTTGTCGCAAACTTCATGGAGAATATAGGAAAATCTTCAAATTCAGATAATGGCACCAAGTTCCGCACGGACCATGGCGATGGCAACTACACTACTTCATCAGTTGAAAACCATGTGGAGAAGGTGGCTCAGAAGACTGGCGCAAAGGTTAGCATGGTTTCATCGGTTGATGAAATAACCAACAAGGCGGCTAAGGCTGCTGTTGAGGAAGGTAGAAAGATTACTGGCTGGTATGACGAGAAGACTGGCGAGGTGCATCTTTATATGCCTAATATCCACGATAGATATACTGCCGAGAAGACTATCTGGCATGAGGTGGTTGGACACAAGGGAATGAGAGAATTGTTTGGTGATGAACGATTCGACAAGTTCCTTCGTGATGTATGGTACGACTTGGATAAGCCTGAGAATGCGGCTTTGAAGAAGCTGGTGGATGAGGAGAGAAAGTTCAATCCTCTGAATATCTATGATGCCATTGAGGAAGGTATCGCCCGACTCGCCGAGGATGGAAAGGGTGAAGCTGGCTTCTGGAATGGTATCAAAAATAAGGTATCTGATTTCCTTCATGAAATCGGTTATCGTATTGCTCCTAATACTAAAGATGTGAAGTATCTGTTCTGGTTGAGCAAGAACTTGCAGAAGAATCCAAATGATCCTTATTGGAAACTGAGAGCCGAGGCGGTGAAATACCGTCTCGACCATGAGCGTATGCCTGCTGTTGTGGCACATGATGGTATGTTCTACGGAAATGACGGAAAGGTTCGCAGCATGGATAGTCTGACCAAGAGTGAGTGGGATGAGGCTACAGACGGACAGATTCACTTCCGCACTACCCCATCTGCCGGCACGGCACTTGACAGATACCACCGTTCGCTTGATGAGCATGGCTATATGTTCACCGAGAGCTATATGGACAATATGCTATCGTTGAAGAAGTTGATGAATGCGATTGTGCCAGACAAGAAGATTGAGGATATTGCCTCTTCGGAGAATCCTTATATACTGCAGAACACCATGCAGGGTGCGATGAGTGATGCGGCTCAGATGTTTGAGCGCAACGTGATGAAGCCTCTTGATAAGGCCATGGCCGGCGTACTGGATGCTTTCGACGGCAAGAAGGACGATGAGAAGATTAGAAACTTCAATCTCTACATGATTACCAAGCATGGTTTGGAGCGAAACAGAGTGTTCTTTGTCCGTGACTTCCTCAAAAAGATGAGAATGGACGAGCAGAAGAAGCAGGATGCTGACTTGTTGGAGAATAGCTGGTACAACGAAAAGGAGTATCTGGACAATGAGTTGAAGGCTGGCAACATCGACCTGAAGGAGTACTACAGACAGATGGATGAGAATATCAGAAATTATTTTGATGCTGACTTTGAAGCTGGCGAGCATGACTATTCGGGTATTCACGCTATTCAGGAAGTGGCGAAATCTTCTGACCCTTACAATGATGCAGAGGCTATTCAGAGTGTGATGGATTCGGAAGCGAAGATGGAGAGCATCAAGAAGGGAGCTGTGAAGGACTATTGGGATAAGGTGAAGGCTGCCACCCAGTATTCCATTGATAGCGACTACAAGAATGGTATCATCAGCAAGGAATTGCATGGTCATGTATCGAATATGTTCAACTGGTATGTGCCTTTGAGAAAGTATGATGAGGCTACTGCAGAAGATACTTATGGCTACATTACTGAGCAAGGAGACCCGAAGAGTTACATCGGAAGCACGATCATGAGAGCGAGAGGACACAAGTATCTGAGCGAAACAAACGTGCTGGCGCAGATTGGTGCGATGGGTAACAGAGCCATCAAGAACGGTGGTATGAATGCTATCCGTCAGGCTTTCGCAAGATTCGCGCGAAATAATTCGGGCAACAATCTGATTACCGAAACAAGCGTATGGTATGAGAAGGACCCTAGGACTGGCATTGTATATGAGCGTTATCCTGATATTCCAGAGGATGCGACTGCTGACGAAATCAACCAGATAGTTGCAGACTTCAATACAGACATGAAGGCGAAGTCAGCACAAGGTTTGGCATCGAAGGTTTACAGACGAGGCAGTATTGGCTATAAGTTCCAGAGAGCAGAGAACAAATCGCAGCACATCGTGGACGTGAAGATTGCCGGAAGGACCCATTCTTTTATTATCAACGGAAATCCCAGAGCGGCGCAGGCGTTGAATGGATTGCTGGAGAACTCGGGTGCCAAGGGAATCATGAAACCATTGAGTTCTATTTCTAGAATGATGGCACAGTTGTGTACATCTTATAACCCCGAGTTCGTGATGCGAAACATCATGCGTGATGCGGAGTTTGCATCGAGCAACGTTACTTCTAAGGAAGGTGCAAGATATGGTGCGCTCTGGGCGAAGTATTATGCTCAGTTGGGGTTGTATAAGGGTGCTTCAAATATAAGCTTCAAGGATTTGAGCGGAACTACTGGCTTGGGCTTGTTTGCCAAGTATCGTAACGGAACACTTGATATGAGCGACAAGGTTCAGCGATATTTCAAGGAGTTTATGGAGAACGGCGGCGAAACCGGTTGGGTTCAGATCAAGAACATGCAGGACTGGACCAAGGAGTACAAAAAAGATGTGAAGAGCGAAAGAAGCAAGATTGAAAAGGGTGGCGCTGCCCTTCGTGACTTCTTCTTCGGAAATTTAGCGAACATCAACGAGGTGGCTGAGAATATCGCCCGATTCGCTACCTACTGTGCGAGCCGAGACAGTAACCGCTCTATCATCCGTTCGGTCTATGATGCGAAAGAGGTATCTACCAACTTCAACCGCCATGGAAGCGGTGATGCCATCAAGAGTTTCAAGAACGGAGAAATGACTGGCGGCAAGGCGGCTGCAAGATGGGCTTACGGATTTACGGCTAGCTATCTCAGACATTGTTCTATGTTCTTCAATGCCGGTATTCAGAGTACCAATCTGCTGGTGAAGAACTTGAAGAATCATCCTGTAGGTACTTCTATCAATATGCTTGCCATTCCTTTTGCCCTCGGTGCTCTGGCTGCACTTGGTAACAATGTGCTGATTGCGAGTGAGGACGAGAAGGACAGAAATGGAGTGAAGGACCCATACGGCGAGTTGCCTGACTACGTGAGAAGAAACAATCTCTGCATCTACAAGGGCGGTGGCGAGTTTGTAACGATTCCGCTTGCCATCGAGTTGAGAGCCTTCTATGGTTTGGGTGACTTGGCGGCTGGATTGACCTTCTCGCCTAACGTGAGTGGACAGAAGAATCCTGCCTTGGATGCCGTGGGCTGTATGTCGCAGCTTGTGCCGGTAATGGACTATCTCGGTAACTCTTCGGCTGGCAAGGAGCCATTGAATGAAACCATCAAGGCTATCTCTCCTTCTGCCCTATCTCCTTTCGTGGAATGGGAGTTGAATACCGACTGGAAGGGTGCGCCGATTGAAAGACGTGGTGACTGGAATGAAAATTCCCCTGCTTGGCAGAGAGCCTACAAGGGTGTGCCTGACGGATATATGGCTGTGAATAAATGGGTGAATGCCCAGACCAACGATGTGGCCAAGGGTAATGAGGATATGCTGGGCAACAGTTTCCTGGATATGGTGACGAACCCTAGTATGCTGAATCATTACATCGGTGATATAGGTGGTGGCGCTGCTACCTTTACAGAGCGAGCTATCGGTGTTATTAAGCACGGTAAAGATACGGAAACCAAGGATATTCCTTTCCTTCGCTCTCTTCTTTATACGCCTAGTGAGCAGAGCAGCTTGCAGCGAACCAAGAGCAAGTGGTACAACTACAAGGACGAAATGGAGAAGACCATGGCAAACGTGGACCGCCTAAAATCGAAGAACGTTCCGCTGGATAAGAGAATCACGAATATCGGTGAGTATTTCCACTTCCAAAACTCCAAGGAGGCTGCTAAGGTTAGAATCATCGAGCTGGCAGAGAAGCAGATGAAACGATGGAAGAAGCTCAGAGATAAGTCTTCTGATACCGAGAGCATCAACTTCGCTAATCAGAATATTGACAGGATCATGATGGATGCGGTGGACGAACTGGATAGATTGGAATAATATAAATAAGGAGTGGGCGCAAGGCTCACTCCTTATTTTACTATATGGCTAATATCGACTGTTCCAAAATATGTAAGTGTTACAGTTTTTGTTCCATTACCAAATAAAGCCTCTATATATATTCTATTGTCCTCATCGTTTTCTTTAATTAAAAGATAAGAGGACTCTGATAAATTCTCATGATCGCATAGGAAGATGTATTTACCATAGCCATAAAGATAATCTTCACTTTCTTCCCATACACCTGCATTAAATGAACGAAATGCTGAAAGGTAGTTTTTCTTGCCTAGAGGAACCCTGTCGTTTGTGATTGCATTCAAGGTGTATTTGCCGGATTTTACTTCAATATTATAGCTGCCGACTGTTATTTTTTCTATTGGGTAGTCTTTCCCATCAATAGTGAATTTGTTTGATACTTCTGCAGGGTCTTCACTATCGCTGCATGCACATAATGACAGAACTGCCATTAGGATAAATAATAATTTCTTCATGAATCAATGTTTTATGCGTTTGTATTTCTGGGTGCAAAGGTAGGGATTTTTTTGATAGGTTGTATCGGGTTGATGGTGGTTTTTGCGTAGTTTAGACTTTTACTAAATAAGGAGGGACTCAGCATAAAATGCTGAGGAACGGGGGCTAGAGGGGGCTTTTCTTGCTGGTGGCGGCTTGGCAGAGGGAGCCTAGAAGATAGCAGGGTTCTTCGGTGTACATATTTATAAGGAACTGTTCGGATATGTGCTGAACTACATGGAGCATTTCGTGGGTTAGGCTGTTTGTGTACTCCCCTTTTGAGGTGGTCCAGCCTATTACTACTATTGTTTTTCTTGTATCTATATTGGAATAGGTGATGCCTTTGTTGGGTTCACCTTCGAGCACGAGATTACAGGCATCTTCGAGAGGAATGCCGGCGCATCCCAAATCCCGAAGATGCCTTCTTACCTTCATGGCATCCTTTGAGTGGACATCGTACATTACATGTACTGTCCAGTCGTACCTTTCCAAGTAAATCTCCTGCTCAGTCAAAACTATAAACTTTAAACTATCAACTATAAACTACAATATCTCTTCCCAAGGAATGCCCACACCATTGAATGATGTATCTGCATAGAAGCGGTTGAAGATGAAACCGTCCTGCTGATCCTCATCATCTACGTAGTCTTTGATGAACTGGGTCATCTGCTTTTCTTCCGTGATGGATGAGCCGTAGAAATCTGCCAGGCACATGTGAGCGATGTAAACTGCATCATAGCCTACGTTGTTATCTAGGACGATGTTGTTCTTCTTCAGAATGTCTTCTATATCATCCTTGCTCATCATGCGGATAGGCTTACCGTTTTTCCGCATCTGCTTTACTGCCCACTCACACATCTTCTTATTGAAGTGCCAGCCATTGTAGCGAAGGTAAGCCCTCATTTCCTCTGGCTGATAATCGTAGGCGTTCAAAGATTGTCTGTATTTTCTTTCCATAATCTTTCTGATATTAAAAAGGGTTTGGTAACGAAATCTGTTTCACTACCAAACCCCAAGTTAGTTAATACTCGTCGCCGTAGCTTCGATAATCACGTTCTCCACGGTCTCTGTCGTCACGTTGGCGCATGTCTTCGTACTCTTCATGCTCTCGCATACCACTTCTGCCTCCACGACCTCTGTAATCGGGCATGCGGTTGCGCTCGCCGTATCGGTCACGTCTGCCTTCACGCTTCATTTCGCCGAGGCAGTTCATCGCCTTATCCAAGTAGCGCAAGCCCTTCTCCACGTTCTCATACAAGCCATCAAACTTGTCTTCTGTAATCTCAACCATTATCATAATTCTAAGATTTTTAAAGTGAATAGATAGGAGATTACTTGTTTATCGCCTGTTGGAGCAATCCCATCATCTTATCGAGCTTGCCCTCCATGCCAGAAACCTTGCCTTCAAGCTTGCTGATCTTCTCAGTCTGTTCCCTCTCCTTGGCTATCTGGGGGTTGAGTTGCAATAGCATTCCCTCACAAGAATCAACGACTTTCTTGTGGTAATCTACGCTCTCCAGTATCGCCTTGGATTGTCTCAGCATCGTATCGACCTCTGCACTCATGGCTTCCTTGTTGTCGCTCACCACAAGATTCTTGTCGTTGGCTATCTGTCCGTTAGCAGGTAGCTGCTTGAAATCCACCTCCTCGTCATTCAGCTTCACCTTCACATCAACCACTGTTTCCATAGGCTGAGGCGTGAATCCATTATTGAAGGTAGGATATTTTGTCTGAGGGTTGCTGACCGAAACAACCTGACCAATCTGCAAGTTCGGGTTTTCGCCCTTATCTAGGACATAGAATAAAGAATTTGTTCTTAAACCTTGAAACATAATGTAATCTCCTATTATCTATTCTGTTTGTTAAACAATACCCGTCATCAGCTGAAGGGTGTTAGTGTCTCTCTCAAACCAGAGCTGAACCACTCCAGTTCCCGGCACGTCTGCAACCGTTAATGCCTCACCATTGAATTTGGTTACGGCTTGGGTTACACCGTTGGTCTCGAAAAGGATAGGCAGCGTACCAGTCGTTCCAGTCGGAATAGCCTGTTTCAGATTTACGAAAATCGTTCCTCTGTAGTTGGCATTCACGAAGGCGTGGTTTTTAAAGGTGAACACCACATTGGCAGTATTCACCGCCACGCCTGTTGAAGCGATAGCCGCCGAACCGTTACGATTCACCCATGTATAAGGTCTTAACCATAACATAGCAGCCTCCTTTCTTTAACCCCAGAATCCTGCATTGTTGGCAGCATTCAAACCATACAAACCTGCTTGATAGGCCACGCAGTTAGGAACCGCAGTAAATGGGCTGTAAGGAGTAGTTACTGTCTCTGGCAGCTTGCACTTGATACCGGCCACCTCGTTCTGCAAACCAGCCAATACCGCATTGATAGGTGCTACAGCCTGACCTACAATCTGAGAGGTCATTGCAGAAGACTTGAAGGTACTGTTCTCCTCGCGCAGAGAATCAATCTTGTTCTGCATCTCACGCATCTCAGCCTGCTTCTGACCATCAACGATGGTCTGAGTGCTTTCCTTGATAGCGTTATGCAAATCGCAAGTCTGGCGCTGGGTTTCGTAAGCTACGTTAGAGAAGCCACGCTCCTGTCCTACTGCCACATTGTTGATGGCATTCTGTAAGGTACCAGTCTGCTGGCAGATAGCCAAGCGGTTCTCGCAGCAGCAGTTTGCAATCTGCTGAGCAATCTGCATGTTACCCTGCTGCAAAGCATTGATGGTCTGCATGCCACTCATACCTACCTGATTACCTACACTCTGAACCTGAGAAGTCAAAGCAGAAATGGCATTCTGAATCTGACCTTCGGTACAGTTGAGCTGAGTAGCCAAATTGCTGAGCGCATTACGATTGCCGCCGATGGCATCCATCAAGAGGGCACGACCATTGTCGTTGTTAATCTCGTTAGCAAGACCGCCACGACCATTATTGCCGAAGCCGCCCCAGCCATTGCCACCCCAACCCATAAGGAAGAAGAGGAAGATAACCCACATGAACCAACCACCTTCACCGCCGAAGCCATTGTTGCCCTTCATAGCGAGAAGCACATTTGGATCTACACCCTGCTTCTGGAGCAGAGGAGCAAGAAGTCCAAGCATTCCGTTTGAACCTCCGTTTTGGTTTTCACCAAAGATGTATGTCTTAGATTCTGACATAATGAAATAGTTTATTCGTTTCGTTCACTATTGAACTTGGTGCAAAGTTACGAAGAAGATGAGGCTCTGCCTAACTATGCTCAAAATAAAGTTTTTGAGGTTTAGATAACTGTTTTTCAAGGATTTATGATGAGTAAGATGATGCTCAATTATTTAGCAAAATTCTAAATTAGGAAGAAAGTAAGCTTTGTCCGGTACAACCTATTGATATTTTTGCTACTTTTGCAGAAAAATAACGCTTTAGAATATTGTCGGTATGAAGAAATTATTGTTTTTATTTTATTTGGTATGTCTTCCTATTACAATACTTGCACAAGATTCTGTGCTAGGTATAAATTTTGGGAATAGTTACAATTCTGTCAAAGCTTCCCTTGAAAACAGATATGGTACATTGAATGTGATGGAAGATAAAGGAACGTTAAGAGTCTTCGAAATTTCTGTTGGTGATTATACATTCAATATGGGAGAGTTTGATTTTCAGTATAGTGGAAGCAATTCGTACTTTTATTATGCAGAATTTCAAAAGAACTTTTCTGTTAATGCTTCACAACAAGCAAAAGACTTTAGGGAAAACTTACAACTTACATTAAGTAAAAAATATAGAACAGGTTATATATGGATAAACGAACAAGGTTACAAATGCTATAATTTTGCAGAACCGGGAACAGATCCTAAAGAAAATCCTGCATGTACTCTAATTGTGCAAAAATCAAAAAGTAAGGGAGGCGCAACATATATCTATGTCACACTATATTATGGTCCACATTATTATATAAATGAAGCTAGTGATATTTTTAACAATGAAAACATTTTTGCTTTTTGCGATACTTTTCTGTTCTTCCATAGAAAACCATGGCGTTTATATCTGCACAGGACCAAATGCCTATGCTTATCATAAGACAAAAACCTGTAGAGGTCTTCGACACTGCACTGGAGAAATTAAAGAAATTAGTTTAGCGCAAGCTAAGAAGGACAATCGAAAAGCTTGCAAATTATGTTATAAAAAGAAACAAATATGAGATACTTGCCATTAATATTTTGTATGTTTCTCCTATCTTGTGGACCATCAAAGAAAGATATGCAAGAGGAGATAGAATCTAAAAACGATACAATTATGATTCTAAGGAAAAAAATCAGCGAGCAGTCTGAGTATATAGAAGAATTGCAAGAAAAGTTAGACAATGCAAGATCTTATGCGGAAGACGTTCAAGCCGCACTAGACGATGGAAGTTTTAGTGATGCTTACGATGCTGCTTCAGATGCAGAATCGGAAGCTGATTATGATGATTATTAATAGATAGTTATGAAAACAGAAGAATGGGTTATTCTCATAGTATTTGTGTTGGTCGCCATTGGAAGCTGCGGTGGTATGAATGAAGATGACCCCGATAGAGGCGATACTGGGTATGAAGATGTAAGCCGTAGTATTAACGGTGTGGCATTATAAGCATCTGTTTATTTTATATTAATACTCAGTTAGAAAAGTCTTAGGGTATTATTAAGGCATTGCAGAATGCCTTTGACAAACAACTAGAGATTATTAAAATGTTGAGAGACAGAATTGATGAAATGACTCCTGATGATATAGATAAAGAGAAGGGTAAGTCGAAAGATTCACCCTTCTCTTTATCTATATGGTTTACTCCCCATACTTTGGCTCCTCATACACCAAGTTATGCTCATCTACGTAAGCATTGACTTCTGAGTATGTATCAAACTCTACTGTGGTGGCTTAGGAGTCAGTTTTAGAATATTTACACCTTAATAGTATTTGTTACATGCTCAAATTCAAGCCCTGAACCTTTTTTCCCTTCTATCTCTTCATCTGTGTAGCCATGAACATATAAGGTGCTCTGGTTATTGACTAACCAATAGTACTTGTTTATAGATTCCCATTTCAGCACACTTTTATATGTAGTTTGAAATGATGTTTCGGCAGGTGTCACACCATTTATTTTAACACTTGGACTAATATGATCAGCACTAGCGCTTTCATAAAAAGCACTCATATCAATTTTGCCTGCTGAAAATCCTTTAGCAATTCGCGCAGATATATAATCTACGATATCACCTGTTAAATATGTCACTGTAGCATCCTTCAAACTATCAAGTTCTGCTAAATCAGAAACATTACCAGCAAAAACACCCCAATTAATGTTTTTAATATTTTTACAATATCTATAATCATCTATAGTAGGGAGTTCAGATACATAGTCTTTTAATACCTTAGCAGTCATAGTATTTAACTCTATTTGAGTTAATGAATATTTATCTGAAATTTCCATGTAACCTCCATTTGGAACTTGAAAAGAGCTATAACTAGAACTTGTATTGTTCTCTACATTTACTGATAGAACCTTGCCATTGGTTTTATCCGTTATTGTTACTTTACCATTGCTCCCATTTACACTTCTTATTATAAATGTTTTTGAAGAACTCATAGGAGGAATAGGAATCTTTAAAACTCCTATTTTCTTTAAGTTGTCATTATCAACAACGCCATTCAATTTTGTTACTAAACATTTTCCCATAATAAAATAAATTAAAATTATAAATTATCTACATATTTTTGAATTGTATTCAATGTCTGTTCTATGTAGTTTGAAACTCTCCAAATATTATCTCTATACCCCATGATACGAGGATACTCGTCATATATCTTTGAAATAGGAGGAATATTATTAGATGCAGCGATAGCCTCAAATACATAGAATCCATTATCTACATAAAAGGACTCTCCAAAATGAAATCCATATCCACATATATCTCCAACATTATAATTCGTTTCAGGAGAGTATGTTACATCCTGCCAATATTCTGTATTAGTGACAGCAACATTATTGGAACTTTTCAACGCTTTGTATACCTTGTATTCATTTTCTTGTGAAAAGCAAAAATCCCCAGCCTTGAAAGATTGCCACCAATACCATTGGCCAGCTCTACACTTTGTCTTCCAATAGTCTCTATTAACATTATCATCTCTATTACATGGGGCTTGTTTCCATTTTGAATATTCCTTTTTGTAGTTGTCTTGCCCTATACGCTGAACCCATTGACTAATTTTCCCGATGAAGTTATCGTATGTAAATATTCCCTTTTTTACATATCCGTTCCATTTTTCTTTCAACTCGGTAGAGAATAAATCCTCAAAGAGTTTAAATATTGTTACATTTTGGTAAATCCAACTACCCGTAGTGATTGCCTGTTCCATGTACTCAGTTCCGTTACCAAAACTGCGGTCTTTATCATAATTACAAACAAACCATTTTTCTCCATCATAAGTAATCCACTGATAATTTGCATAACCTCCATCAGTATCATGTACAGCAGTAGCAACTAAGATATAGTCAAGAATACTATCTACATCAAAGTATCTTGCAAGGTAAAGCTTTTTCTCTTCGTTTGAAGACAAAGCATTAGTTTCTTGACATCTCTTACTTAGTTTCTCTATACTACGTTTTACCTTATTGCTGAGAACATGAGCTTTATTTCCAGGGTTATAATGCTCTGCATCATCACCTAGCAATTCTTTTCCTCCAGAATATGGCAAATATTCGGATGCTCCTTCTTTTAAAGAAGTGCAACACATTTCTGAATCTTTAGGATTTCTTACCTCAAAACCACTCCAATCAATTTTACCATTAAAAAAATCTATATTTGTTCCATCAAGATGGATGTGATTGCCATCTTTCTTTTTCATGTGATAATTGTCACGATGTTTTTTAAGAGCAAAACTGTAGATTCCATAAAAATCACCATTAAGGTATACTATACATGGAAATCCATCTGGCATACATCTTGCACCATCATCTAACTGTAAGGAAATATCGTCAATTGATTTTCCCTCTTGCCCTGTACCAATATAATCTCCAATTAAGGCTCTTTTCCAAGGTCTGTCTTTAGTGATTCCATAACTCAACATAACCTCATTGGCAATTTGATAAGTAACGAAGCTGCATCCCTTAAAGAAATCATTATAAAATGCCTTTAAGTGAAAACTATCTTGAGTTACCCAATTTCCGAATTTAATACCAAAAGTGTTGCCTTTTCCTTTTTTACCTTTGTTGTCATAAACGCTCGAATCAAATATATCTATAGCACCATTCTTCTTAATCATGACCATGCTACTATTACCCTGAGCGTTCATTATTATATTCTTCTTAAAATAGTTGCCAAGCATATCATGATATTCCATATAATACTCGTAGTCATTGCTTTTTGTTACAGGCCAGACGGCATCATGACTTTCGTTTGAAATATTGATTATGGCACATTGTGGTATTGGTAAATGCAACGGATTTTCTCCATTATTACTTACGTAATTTGACCAATCACAAGATGATTCTAGTTTGAAACCTGAATCATTTAGTGCCTTTACAAAATCAGTCATACCATCATCAGATAAATCTAAGTGGTCTGTTTTGAAGTTTTTTTCAAACTTAGTTCCTTTAGCATCACGGTAAGATAATACCTTACCTTCTGCATCTGTTGTGATTTCAGTTCTACCCTCAGGATCTTCAATATGAGAAAACTCTGTTGGGATAGTCTCAGACTTGGCGTTATGGATATAGTGGCTACCATCTGGATTTGTTGCAGACAATACCTTACCTTCTGCATCTTTCTCTACTGCAAGATATTCAGGATTCTCCTGCAAAGAGAAAACATCAAGGAGTTCTTTGAGATTGGTATCTATTGTACCTACCTTCTCCTGCAAAGAAGCTACATCTGATTGAAGCTGAGAGATAACTTGCTTCAAGGCATTGACTGCATGAATTTCGCCAATGATTTGTCCGTCTCTTCTGATACCAAAGAGTACATGGTTAACAGCATCAAGCCAGACAGCGAAGAACTCTTTATTCTGTTCAACGTGATACATTTCATTGAGTGGAAAATATGGCTTGCCAGATTCTCTGTAGATAGCAAAGAGAAGTCTACCCTCAGAATCTATTACTGCATGGATGAACTCCTCATTTTCGATTACTCTAAAGCACTCTTTTACTTCATCTTCAATGAGTGATTTGCCTTCCTCTTTATCTACCTTTGTATCTTGAAGATTCTTGATCTCGTTGTCTTTGAGTGACTGAATTTCGTTATTTAGAGATTCTGTAAACTCTGTGCGAAGCTGGGTGATAGATTCCTGAATGGCGGTATCGGTAGCGATCAGTTTCTCTATTTTCTTCTGTATAGGACGAGGAATACCGACTGCCCAGTCTATACTGCCATCTACACGGATGCCCCAAAGGAACTTGCCTTCTGCGTCGGTGTAGGCACGCAACCACTCCTCGTTGGTTTCGTAGTGACCGAGATTATTAACAAGTTCATCAATGGCATTCTGAATATTTTGAGCATCAAGGCCACTCTGCGTATTGTCGTAGGTTACTGCCGAGCCTACGGATGCTCCACCGCTGACGGCTATGCCATCTACGGTGTCCTTGATTTGCTTGGTCTTGGTTTGCAGGTCGGAAATATCATCATCGTTAGAAGAGATTTGCCGCTGATGATCTACAAGCGTGCTATCTACATTCTGTATCATCTCTATGAGATTTTTAGGAAGACCTGCTGCCGCCTCGAAGATTTGAAGCAGTTCCTTGTCGAACTTATCCTGTGTAACGGATTCTGGTGCTAACTTTGAATTGGTAACAGAGCCTTCGGCAAGTTTCTCTGTTGTGACAGACTTGTCTTTAAAGTCGGCTGTCTTAATCAGCGGCACCTTCGTTCCAAGCTTTTCATCTTGTCTAAATGTAGGCATATTTTATTTCTTTTGGTTCTGTAGAAGTGAATATTTGAATTTGGACGGTATCGGGAATAACCGAGATACGGAACTCGAAGGACTGGGTGTCCTTGTGGCGACGTATTGGGACGCGAGGGAAATTTCCCTTATCATCTGACTGACGGATAACCACCTTTCCTTTTTCCCTTAGCGTGATTCTTAGGAAAATATCACGGTGGAGGGTAAGGATTGGAGTTTCCCACGCAAGTTCATTAACATCGTATGTGGCTGTTACATTCTCCATATCGTCTTTATTTTGAGGTTTGATTTACGCCTAGCTGTTGCAGGGCGATGGTGTACATCTGGCTAGCTTTGGTATCATCGTAGGCTGAGAGGAGCAGAAAGGCGATATAATAGATGAAGGCATTCTTTAGTTTGTCCGGAATGGAAACATCTGTTGTGGAAGCGTCTGTGCTCACAGACTTAGGTACGCCCACATAGGTAATGACCGCCGTTGAAGTCTTGGGCTGCATGAGGATCTTGATTGGATTCTCTCGCATGATGGCAGCCTGTGGGCGATCAATGGTACCATTGGCGGTATCGTCGTACATCATAAGAACTTCATCATCGGTGTCCTCTACTGGGGTGACTGCCTTATACCAAGAAGCGCCACGAATGCGGTTGATGGTAATAATCTCCATATTGGAAGGCATGGTGATAACACCGATGTTGTGATTAGAATCAAAATCTGACACCTGAATTGTGTCGGAAGTCGAGCCTATGCTCTTGGAATCGGACAGGACAGGCGAAGATGCAGCAGTAATAGCTATCCAATGCAGCGCATCGTTTATCTTCGACTTGATGATGTTGTCCATATACAAATCATCCTTCTCATCGGCAATTTCCGATGTGTTGTTGGATTCCTCGTCTATGCACCAACGTACTGCCTTTATGATTTCCTCTATACTCATTTACACCTTATTATATATTATGGCTTGTGATTTGGGAAAACAAAGTTGTGTTTTGTTGCCCATTCCAAAGCACTTGTCAAAGTCTTGAACTGTCGGGAACCCTCGCGCTTGTCTTCCTCATTGACAAAAGCAATCAAGTCTTCATCAGAAACGACAGAAGCGACCTCAATAGGTCCCTTTTTATTTTCTTCTGAAGATTTCTCTTCCAGTTCTGCAGCCTTCTTCAATTTATCCTCAAGAGTTTCCTCTGAACGGATGAGTTTGACGATACCCTCTTTGAAGAGATCGCTGCTTTCGAGCAAATTCTGAGCGTACTCATTCTTCAAGATAATTTCCGGCTTCTGCTTGGTAATCACATTACCACGCTCAAAGTTGTAGCGAACTGTTACGCCATTCTTGCCTTGAAGAATATGGCTTACAGAGTTTCTATTTGCATTATATCTATATACCTTAATCATATCTGCTAATTATTTAGAACAACAGGTGACCGGCACGAAGCCAGCCACTTGTTATTCGGTGTATTACACTAGGCTGCAATAAGCTGACCTGAGAAGAGTTCCCATTTGCCGCCCTTGTAGATGTAAACATTCTCCTTCTCGTACTTGGTTGTACCACTACCAGCATTTGGAGCATTGTAATCGGCTGTCAAAGCGACAATCATACCCTCACGAGGAGTCTCAGGCAACTTGCTCATGGAGATAATGTTGTTGATAACACCCGATGCACCAAGTGTAGAAATCTTATTCTCTGGACCAACAAGAATGCTGTTGTAGCCACGGAGTGCAACACAATCAGCCTCCCAGTGCATGTAACGCTTAGCCAGACGTGGATCGTAAGCATCCTTTGACAAATCGTTGGTGCGCTCCTTGCTCTTCTCTTTGACGTAGTGACGAGCACCCTTGAAGTCAGCACCAATCATGCAGTCTTCCAAATCCATGTAGTCGAGTGTGCTATCCCAAGCGAAGTTGAGAGTACCATAACTACACTTGAACTGGTTGAAGGTGATGTCGAACTCCTTAACATTAGAGAACATGACATCGCGACCCTTAGGAAGTTCAATCTTCATCAGGCGCTCAACAGCGTTCTTGCCACAGAAGAGATACATTTCATCAGACTCGGCGAAGTCGGTGAACATCAGCTTAGCGATAGCGATAAGGTCAGCGAAGGTATAGGTGTCTCCGATGCCATAAGAGTTGGTAAGCTGGTTGATGATACCCTCAGCAGAGTAAGCATACTCCTGAGCACCGTCCTTGGTCTCCATAAGGAACTTTAACTTAGTGCCATAGAGGTAACTGCGCTCCTGACGAAGCAAGAACTTGGTGAGAGCATCTTCCTTCATGTCGGCAACGGTATGAGGCGCCTTCTTCTTGATCTTCTCGAACTCCTCGGTGAAGATGATAGAGAATGCACGCTTCTGCAAGTAAACCTCCTCTGAGCGAGGCTGGTAGTTCTCAGGTGGAACGTTCATCTGGCTCTCGGAGAGGATGGTGGAAGCACAGAGAATGCGGCTATTAGCTGGGATAGCTGGGCAGCCCATAGAGTCGAGGGTTTCACCAATAGTGCCTTCGGTCTCAGCCGGACCATTAAGTGCCTGCAAAGTAACCTCGTCCTTTGTCTTCTCAATAACCAAGAGATTCAAGCGTCCGCTAACCTTGGTCTTAGAGCCACGCTCGTAACCGGCAACAGAAGGGACGATAACGGTACTACCCTTGTAGAGAGGCAATAATGAACCAGAGAAGTTAGCCTTAGTAAGCTTGATAGTGCCACCAGCTTCAACCTTTTCGATAGCAGTAGTAACAACACCATCGAGGGTGTCACCGCCGACACGGGCATGCTTCTTCTCGTAGCCGTTACAAAGTACACTCTTGGTAATCTTACGGATAGTCTGGAGCAAAGGAGTACGGAAAGGGCGATATTTCTCTACCTCACTATCCCAATCCTCCTCGGCAAGATCACCTTTGCGAATCTGGGTTGCAGAAGCCTGCGTGCCTGTCAAGTCCTGACCTTCTACCTTACCGCCTGGAGCCAACCGGTCTGACTTATCAGGATCAACAGGCTCAGTTGCCGCATCAACCTTGGTTGAAGGTTCGTGACCCTCATCACCAATCTGAGTAGTTGGCTCTGCGGTATCAGCCATAGCAAGAACGCCGCCGCCAGTAACCACGGAAAGAAGCATCAGAATCATCTTCATGATGAACTGACCGCTCATAAAATTCTTAAAACAATCTTTCTTCATTTTATACATATATTTATGGATTAATATTAATAAGTGATACCTTCGAAGAATCCGCTCTTTGGTTTCTTCTCTTTCTTTGCAGGTTTGTTTCCTGCACCAGAACTAGAAAGCGAAGGAGGAATGCCTTCGGTGCTGGAAGAGCGAACCTTATTCTGAATCTTCTCGTTTCGGGCTTGCATAGCCGCCTCGTCGCGCGCCGAAGTGATGTCGGAATCGTAGTTGTTGGCATTGTGGAGCATCTTCCAAATATCATCTGAAATATCACCACTCTCTACCTTGTCGTGAATCTCGTAAATCTGGGACCACATATCCTGCGCATCATCGGGATAGAGCTTCATCAGGCGTTCAAGCGACTTGCGCATGTTGGCAGTAACCTTCTCAGTTGCCTCGTTCTGTTCAGCCACGTCCTCGTTGTGCTTGGCGAGAATCTCAGCGAGTTTCTTGCCGCCTTCAGGATCATCAAGCAACGTCTTTACATCAATACCCAAGCGAGCCATCGCATCAAACGGATTGTCGTCCGGATTTTTCTCCATATCCATCGCCAGAGCAGCGAGCCACTTGTGCTTATCGAATACTTTAGATAACGCCTTACCGCTCTGTTCGTACTGTCCGAGCAAATCAGCATCATCATTCATTGCCGCATAACGAGCTTCCTTGTCTTCGAAGTCGATGTCAGCATGGCGTTTCTTGAACCGGTCAGAGAAAGCCTTGCGATTAGGGCGGTCCTCTACAGGAGCTTCATCTGTAGCAGCCTCAGCAGGTGGAGCCTGTTGTGCGCCACCTTCCTCATTCATCTGTGCTAATTCTTCTTTTGTCATATCTCTATAATACTGTTTGAAACTTTTCGGCAAAAATGCAAATAATTTGAAGAAGTTTTGCCGTGCTCCAACCTTGCGCTTGGTGGTTGGTTGGAACACGGCAAAGAAAGCCATGTTTTTGCCTATTTTTGCGCCTATAATTAATAATGTATAAGAAAATGGTAAAGGCAAGAATACTGACACTTAGCAAAGTGATGCCTCAACATAACAAGTATGACTCGGTTAAGGCTCGCAAGCGAAGACAAGAACACGGCAAGGACGAGGAGTTACTCAGCCGATGCAGAAATGCTTGGAATAACCTGAGCGGTGTGCGAGAAACGAGGGCGAGAACGATGCGCTACTGTATGGGCGACCAATGGAGCGACACCATCAGAGTATACCATCATGGCTACTGGGAGGAAATGACGGAGCGCACCTATATGGAGAAGCGCAACCAGACACCTATGAGCAACAATATCATGGTGAGCATTCTGGAATCTATTGCCGGTCTCTATGCCAAGCAGGGTACGGAACCGGTCTGCTTTGCAAGAGACAGCGACTCCCGGCAACTGAGCGACATGATGAGTGCCACGATGCAATGCAACTGGCAGACAACGTACATGCAAGATGTGCTGAACCACGCCATTAAAGACTATCTGATGGGCGGTCAGATGTTTGTCAGGGAGAGTTGGGAGGCGAAGGAACTTGAAATGCCCGACTCATGGACAGACGCGATGGAACCCGACCACATGTTTTTTGAATGCGGCAGCGACCCACGACACAATGACGTGAGTCTTATCGGTGTACTGCATGACGTGAGCCGAGAAGACTTGTATCAGAAGTTTGCCAAACAGGAATATGGGCTTACAGAAGAAGATCTGAACGTCATCTTTGATATTTATCCTTCTGACGATAACAGCTACGGCTATGAGTTTAACGAAGAGAAGGCATTGGAGAATCTCAGTTTTGACCATAGCAACAAGGGAAGACATTACTCAAGAGTGATTGAGGTGTGGACCACGGAAACCAAGCCAAGACTGCAATGCTTTGACCCGATTGCGACCACAGGAACCGGTGCTTACTTCCGTATAGACTTGGATGATACCGCGATGATACAGAAGCTGCGCAACGATAACATGAAGCGCAAGCAGCAGTATGACGAAATGGGTATAGCGGAAGAAGACAGGGCGTATATCACCAGCGAGGAGATTGCAGATAAATATTGGTATTATACCTATATGGCGCCAGACGGAACTGTCCTCTGCCAGGGCGAAACTCCATACGACTATAAGAGCCATCCTTTCACGATGAAACTCTATCCGTATATCAACGGAGAGATTCATCCATTCCTTGCCAACATCATAGACCAGCAGCGATACATCAACCGACTGATTGTGATGAACGACATGGCCATCAGAAGCAGTTTCAAGGGATTCAAGATGATTCCTACAAATGTGCTTAACGGCAGAACGCCAGAGCAGTTTATGGAAGAGGCGATAGAGTATGACGGATGGATATTCTACAAGCCATCGGTGAAGACACCGAATGCGAAACCGGAGATTATTACATCGAATGCCGTGAACATCGGTACGAATGAACTCTTGCAGATAGAGCTAAACCTGATTCGAGAGGTTACCAATGTGAGCGGAGCTTTGCAGGGTAAGACCCCAACGGCAGGAACTTCGGCAGCCAGATATGCACAGGAAAGCCAGAACGCAACCACGTCTCTGTATACCATCCTTGCCGACATGGACGTGTTTACGGAGAAGCTGGCAACCAAGAAGTGCATGACTATCCAACAGTACTACGAAGACGGAAGGAAGGTTTACGACCGGAACTTCAATACGGTTTACAAGTACGACCGCCTTTCGGCAAGAGATATTCACTTCAAGATCAGCATCAAGAATGCGGCAGCTACGGCAGCCTTCAACACGATGCAGAACGATACGCTTGACAAGCTTCTTGACATGGGCGGTATCAATATCATCCAGTATCTGCAGAACCTCAACGCACCATTTGCAGACAAGTTGCTTGCCAGCGTACAGGAGCAGCAGGCTCAGCTTGAACAGATGTATCAGCAGCAACAGGCAATGGCTATGCAGCAAGGCGGTGGTCAGGTAGAGAACGGAATTGTGCAGGGTGCAGACCAGAATGCGGTAGCACAGGCACAGAGTGCATTAGGATATAACAGAGCAGCATAAGGTATGGCAGAAGAGACGAAATTAATAACAATCAGCATGGAGTCCATCGAAGGTGATGTGACAAAGCAGGTTTCAGTTATAGCAAAGAGGCTGAAAGACAAGGATGGTGTTTCTCTGTTTGGAAGCACCACCCTATCATCTGTAGAGAAAATGGTGATAAGGCAATACATCGAATCTGCGGTTCGTAGTTTTGCTGGCGAAATGGCACCAGTAGTAAAAACCTATCTGGATTCTTCACTTCCCGCATCAGTAACTTTCAATGTGACCCGACTGAACGAAGGGCACAAGGATGCTTTCGAAAGTTGCTTTAGAGGGTATGTTAGAGCATACACAGCCTATATGGTGCTGAATTTGAGCAGTACAGAGCAAGCAAAAGTGTACTCAGAAGAAATGAGTATGCACATGAAGGCAGCCATACAGCTTGTATTCGACAAGACACCTCCTGCAACATCAGTCAAGACATTGAAAGACATGACTGGTTCCATAGAGAACGAGCCACAGTTATAAACCATTAAACAAGGATAAGCTATGATCATAAAATTTCAAATTATCAAATCGGTAGTGATGGAGGCAGTAAAGTCGACAACCTACCTGAAAGCAAAGATAGATACTGCGGCAGACGAAAAAGCAGCGAAAGTAAGCTTTAACGAGGCAGCCGGCGACGATGAGGTTCACGAAAGAACGCTGACCCACGACTTTGATACAGCCCTGGAAGTATTGAAGACCATCTTCGTAGACTATCTTGTGCCAACGCCTCAGACTATTGGCGACAACGCCATCTACTATGGAAGCGGAACGGATGATATTGTGGAGTTCACCCTATCAGTATCAAGACGTTATAACGGAACGCTGACCGACGCACTGGCTAGGTTGTCAGCAAGATACGTGGAGGACTACATAATATACCAGTGGTGGCTGAAAACAACAAACCTGAAACAAGCAGAGCCATACCAAGCTACACTTGCATCAGATGAAATTGCCATCAGAAAGTGCTTCGTGATGAGTGGTCCGGTGGTCCCTACCGTTCATTATCCAACCGAGCTGACCGCAAAGGTGAATGGTGAGGGCGTGGAAGGTGAGATAACTCTAGAGAAGGGAGAGGAAGCTACCCTGTCCTACTCGCTCAATGATGGAGCGATTGATGATATTGAGGCAAGAAGCGAAGACCCAAGTATCATAGAGATACACCGATGCAGGGATAGGCGAGCCTTTACTCTAGTACCGGTAAATACCGGTTTCTGCAAGGTGAAGCTATGGTCAAGACATAGCGACAAACTGGAGTTCACTTGCAATGCCATCGTAACTGAGGAGGAAGGAGTTTTGTAATATTAAATAATAAGATATGAGTTACCCAGAGTTTAATAAATTACACCCAACACATTTTATCCGAGAGAGAGGATGGAAGCCCGAGCCAAATCCTTTCTTGCCGAAGCCACGAAGAGCAGGGCACGGCTATTGGGATAAACACATCTTTATCTATGCTACACAACTCTGGTATGATATTGATGCAAACACCAACATGGTAGGACGAGCAAGACGGAACATGAAGGACGCGCAAGGCGAAGATATTCCGACAAGCGAGAACGATCAGGAACGCCCGCTCTTCTACCGATGGTTTGACAAGTATATTAATAAGGTGGAAGCGAATCTGTCTGCCTATGTAATGAAACCAGAAGGAAGGGTAAGAGATAATGCCCTGAGAGAATGGGATGAGAAGGAGATATGGCTGAAATTTCCCGACTACTGGGATGATACAAAATATGATGCACTCGTCAAGCTGATACACGACTATATCGTGACCGGTTCGCTATACGAATACTTTATGCGCACATTGACGAGCAAGGACCCTCTGACGATAGATCAGATGAACCAACTGGACGAACTGGAGATAGACATCATAGACTGTGCCAACTCAACAAAGCCGGGCAGCATGATTCATACTCTGAAACCCTTCGGATAATAAAAAGCGAGCGTATGGAAGATTTTGAAATGGATGGATTTAAGTCTGTAAGGGAGATACAGAAGGAGAAGAAGGAGAAGGTAAAGAAACTTCTCCCTGCAAGAAAGAGTGCCCAAAAAGAATATATACGTGACTGGCTGGCAAGGAGCCAAAAGCAGTTTGAGGATTGTATGAACCAACTGGCAGAGTATGATCCTAAGACGTACGTCACCATCTACAAAGACCTTACCAAGCACATGATACCAAAGCAGACAGAAGTAAGCGTTACCCACGGAATAGATGCAGACTTCAAGCAGCTTATGGCACTCGGTATGACAACCGTAGAGGATGAAGACGAGGCAGACGTACTGGATATAAGCAAAGCACCTGAGATACAGGATGCAGATTTTGAGGAACTAAACGATTTAACGGATGGCTCTAGTAACTGAACAGGAAATAGATAATCTCGTAGCGGAAAATCAAGAGCGATACGATGAGATTTATGGCACCTACGACCCTATGACAGGCGAAGGATGCTATAACTTTGAGCATCGTGTGCTGATAGAACTGTCCGATTTCTTTATTCCCAAGATGTGGGTTCCGAAGAAGACAGCCAAATCTGTTCTGTTCAGAGGTCTGAGAAAGATGGGCAGTCTGAAAGACTACATCAACTATGTGTTACACCAGAAGGATGATGCCCAGCATTTCCAAATGCTTACCTTTGCCATCTGTAGAGTGAGATTCATGGAAGACCCCGAGTTTGCCCTATACGTGACCGATAAGATTGAGGATAAGAAGACCGGTAAGATGATTCCTTTCAAGCTGAACTATCCTCAGAGAAAGCTACTGAAGATTATGGAAGACCTGCGGAATGCCCATAAACCGGTGTTCGTAGTTATTCTGAAAGCACGTCAGTGGGGCGGCTCTACCCTATCACAGCTTTACATCAAATGGATCCAGGACTACAGGCGCGATGGTTGGAATGCTATTGTGCTTGCCCAACAGAAGAATACCGCCAAGAAGATTAAGGCTATGTACCGAAAGGCGTTGGAGCGGCAACCGGGGTGGACCGTGGGGCATCCGGGCGCAAAACTTCAGTTCTCGCCATACGAAAATTCTCCCGACGATTTCCAAGTAACGGATGGTGTGAAAGCAATCAGACGAAGTACGCTGACTGTAGCATCCTTCGAGAACTTCGATTCTGTGCGTGGCAGCAACTTCCACTGCGCCCACTATTCGGAGGTAGCCTATTGGAAGAAGACGCCAGAGCATGATCCTGAGGGCGTGATTTCTTCTATATCCGGTGGTATCGACCCATTGGAAGACAACGTGGAGATATTCGAGAGTACCGGTAGAGGTAATTCCGGTTTCTTCTACGACAAGTGCCAGTTGGCAATGGACCCAAAGAATAATGATGCTTATTCGTTCCTCTTTATTCCTTGTTTCTTCATCGAAAAGGATATGACTCCTGTAGAGAACAGAAGAGCATTTGCCAAGTGGCTTTTGCAGAACAGAGACCGAAGTACCTGTCCGAAGGGCTATCGTGAGACTGGCAAGTTCTTCTGGCGAATGTGGCAGAAGGGTGCTTGCTTTGAGGCGATAGAATGGTACAGAAACTACAGAAACAAGTTTACCACCCATGCGGCATGTGCTACCGAGGCTCCTATTGATGAGGAAGATGCGTTCAGAAACTCTGGTAGACTGGTATTCAATCCTTATTCTATAGACGACATGCAGGCTATGTATAAGCAAGACCCTAAGTTTACTGCCGACATCGTGGTGAACATCAGCGTGAAGGATGATAACACCATTCCGAACTCGAAGGTGAAGCTGAGAGACGATGGAGAGGGAGACTTGAAGATTTGGGCTGTACCAAACTGTCTGCAAGTGGAGAACAGATATTTGGTGAGCGTGGATATTGGCGGTAAGAGTACGACATCGGACTATACCGTTATGACCGTGATAGACCGATTCGGTATGATTCCTACGGTGAAGGGCAAGCCAAAAGTGGTAGCGAGATACAGAGGACATGTTAGACATGATAAGCTGGCATGGATGGCTGCTGCTCTAGCCCATTATTATGATGATGCGCTTCTGGTGATAGAGAGTAATACTGCCGACCGAGAGAAGAACAACAACACGGAGGGTGATCACTTCCTAACTATTCTGCAGGAGATAGCCGACTACTACGATAATCTGTATCAGAGAACGAGCAGTTCGGAGAATGTGGAAGATAACGTGCTGGCGAAATATGGTTTCCAAACCAACAAGCTGACGAAGCAGCAGGTGATTGATAACTTGGAAGAGTTTATTGATGATAATCTGTATGAGGAGCCAGACAAGGAAATGTATCATGAGTTGCGCATCTATGAGCGACATGATGATGGCAGCTTGGGTAACATCGTGGGTAACGGAAACCATGATGATGTGGTAATGAGTACCGGCATCGGTCTCTTTGTGAGTCTTACGGACATGGAGAAGCCTAGCTGGAAGAAATCGGAAAGAAGAAGCCGTGGTGGCGATGGTGTTCATACGGCGGCGAAAATCTAGGGGGAATGTTGAATGTTGAGTGTTGAATGTTGAGTGTTGAATGTTGAGTGTTGAATGTTGAGTGTTGAATGTTGAGTGTTGAATGTTGAGTGTTGAATGTTGAGTGTTGAATGTTGAATGTTGGATGTTGAATGTTAAATAAAAAAACTCCTGAAGTTTGTTTCAAACAACTTCAGGAGTTTGATT